ATGGATCATGCAGGCTGGGCGGAAGAGAACAACAAGGCGGCCAACCAGGTCTACGCCAACCGTCGCGCCTACAAGCCGGCGCCGGAAAAGCTGACCCGGTTCCAGGCGAAGGTGATGGACATCCTCGGGATGGTCGGCGGTGGCATCTACAATGCACCTATCAACTGGCAGAAAGTTGTTTGGAGCTTTGGAGGGCGCGGCATGTCCGTGCCGTGGCGCGACGGGCGGATGGCGACGTTCGACTTCTACGCCCTGACCAACCTCATCCTGCTCTGCCACGAGGCTCGCATCCGATGTGAGGTCCGCGCGAAGTCAGCCGGCCATTTTGAACTGACATTCTTCCAGCGCTCGCATGAAGGCGGACTAGGCTCCCGTCACCCGAACATCGATGAGGCCGTGGCGGCGTTCCGGGAGTACCTGCCCGCTGATCATCCGATCGTTTACCGGCCGGGCGATGTGCAGGGGGAGGCGCGCTGATGGGCTGGAAAGCTGTCCGCGATCATTATCGCATCGAACATTTCGTGCAGGTCACAGACGCAGGCATCTGCATCGGCTCGCCCTACATCCACGACATCATCGTGGTCAGCGTTGACCGGGGCGAGATCGTTCGGCGGTGGGATGGCATCCGTAGCAACAGCGATCTGGAACGCTACCTCGAAGAAATGGACGCCGATCCGGTCAAGCTGGCCGAACTGGTTGCGGCCGATGACGTCTTCGAGCGGTCGATCCCGGTCTACACCTATGAGGGCGGGGATATCATCGAAAAGCAGTGCGAGGCGCTGGGATATCCGAACGTCACGCACGACGGCTGCATGCAGTACGAAAACACCTTCTCGCCAGACGCGGAGCTCGTGCGCACCTGGGCGATCGCCAACGCGCAGGCGGGCATCGAGTGGATGCGGGAAGCGCTCGAACAAACCGAAAAGACGCGTGCCGAACAGAGCCATCGCCTCGCCCAGCGCGAGCATGATCTGCGGCGCCTCACTGAACGCGACAGGAAACCATCCACATGACCGACACCGTCCTGAAATTCGCCAGCACGATGGCGCTCGCTCGCATCAAACCGGGCGCGAACCCCCGTCGCTATTTCGACCAGGCCAAGCATGATGAGCTGGTCGCGTCGATCCGCCTGCGCGGCGTCATCCAGCCGCTGCTTATCCGCCCGGTGCCCGGCGCGGAAGGCGATTACAGCATTGTGGCGGGCGAGCGGCGCTACAAGGCGGCGGCCGAGGCATTCGGCCCCGATGCTGATGTGCCGGTCCTGATCCGCGAAATGACCGATCAGGAGGCACTGGAAGCGGCGATCGACGAGAACGACAATCGCGAGGATGCTTCGGAGACGGAGCAGGCCGACGCAGCGGTCCGTGTCCTCGCAGCGTGCCAGGGTGACCGGGCCGAGGCAGCACGCCGGTTGGCATGGTCGCCGTCGAAGCTCGATCGGCGCCTCGCGCTCGCGAACCTTGCTGAGCGTGTGAAAGCCGCGCTTGACGAACGCATGATCAAGGTCGGCCATGCCGAGCTGCTGGCGGCGGTACCGAACGACAAGCAGGAGAAGGCCCTCGACACGATATTGATCAACAGCCTCAGCGTCGCGAAGACGCGCGAGCTGCTGATGCGCGTGACCCAGAGCCTTGCCGGTGCGCAGTTCGACAAGGACGAATGTACGACGTGCCCGTTCAACTCCGCCTCGCAGCGCGCGCTGTTCGCCACCCATGTTGACGACGGCTATTGCACCAACCCCGGTTGTTTCCAGCTGAAGACGGAAGCCGAGGCCGCAGCAGTCGCCAAGGCCGAGGGCAAGAGCAAGCCGGCCAAGAGTGCGAAGGTCGATGCCGCTCCCGCACTCGAAGGGGCCCCGGCCGCCGCACCGACGCCCGCGCCAGCCGCAAAGCCGGGGAAGGTCGCAACCACCGCGCCAGCCGCGTCCAAACCCGCCGTCACCACCGAGAGCATCGCCCGCCGCGTGTCGACGCAGCGAGAAGCCGCATGGAAGGCCGCGCTCATCAAGGCGGTCGAAGGCGATCCCGATTTTGCATCCGCCTTCGATGCGACCCTGCGAGACGTGTGGAAGGTCGATCAATTCTTCCTGGCATGCTTCAACAAGGACGAGCTCAAGTTCGTGGCGCAGGAATGCGGCCTGGTCGATCATATGGGCGCGAAGGCGTTCGCCAAGCTGCTCGAATCGCCGCTCATCAAGATTGTCGACGGCATGTTGAACGCCACCGGCTTCAACTGGGCCGGCCGCCTGCCGAGCGCGATGACACTGGACGGCAGATACAGCCCGCCGCCGGCCGCCCCCGCATTTTCCGAGAAGGATTGATCCCATGCTGATTACCAGCCTGTTGCCGCTGCTGTCCCGCTATTCGCTTGGCCTTGACCTCGTCGCCGGGCCGGATGGCGCTGTCACCATGACCATCATGCCCCGGAAGGCCGAGGGCAGCGCCCATAAGCCCGAAGGTGGCGAGGTCCGACCGATATCGATCACGGCCACGGCCGCCGAAATCGACGCGGAACTCGCGAAAGGCGCCGACGGCGCGCTGGGCCAGCTGATCGCCACCCGCAAGGCGCTGGCAGATCAGATTGCCGAACAGCGCGCGGCGGCCGAGACGGCGAAGACGGCGGCCAAGCCCAAGGCGAAAGCCGAGCCGGCCGCACCCAAGACGCCCGTCCCCGACGCGAAGTCGTCCAGCCCGCCGGCGGCACCTGCACCGTCGGCCGGCGAAGTCGCCAGCCTGTGGTGACATCTCAACTTCTCTGAACTCTACGCCGGGAGGCACCCATGCAAATCAATCATCTCACCCGCGCCTATCGCTACGACGGCATTGACCTGCCGATCCCGCCGCACTTGGCCGACGATCCGCAGGGCCTGCGCGCCTATCACGCGACCCTCTATCCCGCGATCCTCAATGCCGAGGCGGTCGATGCCGGCGTGACGAACAATGTCCACGTCACCGAGTACCGGCGCGCCGTCGGCACCAAGGGGTAGGCGTGCCTCCCCAGACCGGCGCGGCGATCCCAGCCGCGCCCCGCAAGACGCTTCTCGAATGGATCGAGCATGACGATGGCAACGAAACCAGTCCTTCCATCCCCAAGTGCAGTGAGCAGGCCTCAGCCCTTCACGCGCAAATCCTCGTCGCGCAGGAAGGCCGTGGCGAACCGATCCAGCCGCCTCCCGGCCTCCGTCTCGCCCCTCTCGGCTGATCTGGCGGGGCGCACGGTCGCCCTGTCACCCGATGTGCAGACCGCATTCGACGGTCCGCTGGGCGCGCATCACAAGATGCTTGGTCGCTGGGTGGCCTCGCTCGACGAAGCGCCCCGGCTCTATACGCGCGGCGAAGCGCGGCAGCGGATCGAACGCCAGTTCAATTCGGCGGTGCTGGAAATCCTGAAGTCGATCGAGATCGTGGATTTGCGGGCCACGGTGCTGGAAGGCGAGGACGGCCGCCCGCCCGCGATCGCGCTGATATGCGACAGCATCGGTCAGATGGATCTCGGCTGGATCGAGAAGTCCAATGTGCTGCGCAATGCCCTGTTCGAACAGGTCGCGCCGGTCGGCCTGCAGGCGGCGGCATATCAAGCGCTGGCAACGACGATTAACGCGGCCGTCCCCATGATCGGGTTCGAGGATCTGATGGAAGAGCTGTCCGCCTATTACTGGGACGGCTCGCAGGATGACGAAGGCGCGATCACCTCGATGAAGGAATGGCGCGGCCTGGAGGATGACGAGATCGACGTCGAGCAACTGCCGTCTGGCGTGCTGGCGCGTCGCCCTCCATGGATGATCGCTGCCAACGCCTATCCACTGAAGAAGCTGCCTACCGGTCTGGCGAATAGGATTCGCCGCCTGCGCAAAGCGAGCGAGGCGCTGGGTGCTCTGGAAATCACCGACAGCGCCTGGCGCTTCAACAGCGATTTCGTCCTCGAATATCTGCCCGAGTACGAGGATCGCGGCACGCTGCCATCGATGACGATCGTCCCGTTCGACGTGTTCGCGCGCGAAATAGACGACGTCGCGCGTCCCTGCATGGAGCTGGGCTTTCACGATATCGTCAGCCTCTACCAGCTGCCGACCCCAGGCGCGATCGACCAATGGTTCACGTCCCTGAAGCTCGGCGCCGAGCTGCTGCTTGCTGCGCAGGATCTGATCGACACCCACCCCTTTCAACCGTGAGGCTCTATGCCCAATCATTCCACACAATTTGACGCGACCCCCGGCGGTATGGTCCTGACCAACGCCATCCTGCTCTACGGCGCGGAAGGTCGATATGGCGCCTCGCGCGAAGGCGGCGCGGCGTTCGCCAGCATCCACGAGGTCGAGCATCGTGACGCCGGGCCAATGATAGCGGCCGGCACTCCGTTGACCCGTGCGCATCTGCGCCAGTGGACCAAGGCGTTGGATCGCGCCGCGCCGCCCGAAATCCTGCCTGCCAATGTGCTGGTGGCCCACGCCGACCTTATCGCATGGTGGGTGCCGGCGCAGGTGCGACTGGCCTATTTCGATCTATCCCGCACGCCCGAGGGCCTGAAGGTGCTAAACCAGCGCACCAGCGTGCCGGTCCCATATCCGCCGCAACTGTTTGTCGCCAGCCGCAAGGGGTTCGGCGTCTATGCCCTGCCAGCAGACGAGCGACCAACCGCCGAGACGAAGCTACTCCATAGTCCGGTGCTGAACGTCTATCTCACCGGCCAACTATGCTGGGGCAACATCGCACGGCCCAAAGCGCTGACGGTCGCGTCGATGCCTGAATATGAGCGGGCGATTTTCGAGTCCTGGTCGACGCACCCCAATGTCGGACAGGAATTGACCGTGACCGGCAGGGGCGGGCTCGTGAAGCTTTGGGACAACCTCGCTGCCTCCAGGTCGAAGCGCTTCCCGGTGAAGCGTCTGAAACCGTTCAATCCGAACAGCAATGGAAAGGCCTTGAAAGTGCCGGTCACGTTCGGCTCTCTCATAGCATCGAAGGTGGCGGCATGATCGATCTCGCCGATGATGACACCGCCGCGGCCGTACTGGCGCAGGTGCCTTGCTATCCTGTCCCGCCGTCCGGCCGGTCGCCCGCGATCGACGCGCTGCGCGAAGCGCGCACTGGCCAGGGCCTTGCGATCGGGCAGGCGGGCGTGATGCTGATCCTGCGACGGCCGTGGTTGGCGCTAGACACCTATGTGACGCGGCCACCCTCCGCCTATCTGCCCTATGGCAAAGGCGATCAGGAACGGGCGGAGTTGCGCTGCGGGCTGGTTCCCCATGTGTTTTTGGAAATGGTGTTGCGCCATTTGCGCGCTGCTCTGCCCAATGAGGCGGCGGCGTTCGTGACGTGGAATGAGAAAACGCGCGCGTTCGCCGTGGAGTTTCCCGACATCGATGAGGCGACACCATCGCGGCTGGTCTACCGCACGCCGGTGCTGCCGCCCGACTGGCACGTCGTGTGCGACATCCACAGCCACGGCACAGGCCCAGCGTTCTTCAGCGCGACGGACAATGCCGATGACGCGCACGCGACGAAGATATCGCTCGTTTTCGGCCGGCTCGACCAGCCCGGGCACGAGGACATGGCATCGCGCCTCTGCGCCGCCGGCATGTTCCTGCCGATTCCTCGCAGCCCATTCCAGGGAGACGATCATGCAGCCTGATCTACCGAACCGGCATTTCCTCCGCCCATCGCTCGGGAATCGCGCGATCAAAGTCCTGCTGGTCGGATGCGGCGGCAATGGCGCACAGATGCTCATGGGGCTGGCGTCGCTGGACACGGCCCTGCGGGCGATATCGTCGCGGTCCCTGCACGTCACCGTCGTGGACGACGACACGGTGAGCGAGGCGAACCTTGGCCGCCAGCCGTTTTACCGTTGCGACCTGGGCAATTCGAAGGCTCGCACGCTGACGGAGCGGATCAACCTGGCGCACGGCCTGACGTGGAATGCGGTTCATGGCCGAGCACCGGCCGACATCGGCGTCGCGGGGATGGATATCGTCATCACCTGTGTCGACACGGCCGGCGCACGGCGCGCGATCGGCGCGGCCATCGATGCTTGCGAGCCGGAGTTTCACAACCTCCAGCCTCCGGCCTATTGGCTCGACCTCGGCAACCGCGCGACCGACGGCCAGCTCATCATCGGGTGCCCGAAGGGGGCGGCTGGCGACAAGCCCGGACGCCTGCCGACCGTGATGGAATATTTCCCGGAACTGGCGGACGAGAGCGTGGCCGAAGATGACGCGCCCAGCTGCTCGGTTGCCGAGGCGCTGGAGAAGCAGTCGCTGTTCGTGAATCGCGTGGTAGCCAGCCACGCGCTGGCGCTGCTGTTCGACCTGCTCGGGCGCGGCTCGATCGGCCACGCCGGCGCCTTCATCAATCTGGCGACGGGGCAGACACTGCCGATCCCGTTGCCAGCCGCGCCGGTCGAGGTGGCCGCATGACCGGAAGAGTCATTGTTCGCGGCGAAACCGAGATCATCGACGAGCGCATCGTTCACCATGACACGCCGTTGTCATGGGAGGAGGCGTACCAACGTGCCGGCTTCCGGCTCGATCGTCGCAAGGCCTGGGGGTTTGTCGAAGGCAGACTGTGCGAGGCGGTCAGCTGGACGGAATCCTGCTCGGGATGCTCCTACCCGGACGGCAGCAACGAAGGTTGCAGCGAGTGCGGCTATCACGGTCGCGTGCGCCGCGGCATGTGGGTTCCGTTCTTGCGCGGGAAGGCGGTATGATCCCGCACATCTGCACCTTCAGCGATCCCGAGGACTTTCGCATCGCAAACGCCAGCGGAAAGCTGGTGTGGTTTTTCGACTGGAGCGACCGCTTTGGCCCCAGCCTGACGAACGGAAAAGGCGACATCCTCCCCGATCCATGGCCTAGCGAGCGCTCGCCGTTCTGGCGCGTGTTCCACCTTTGGCTGCGTCAGGGCAAGCGATGGGGGCCGTCGGGTGTGAAGGGCATCCGTGCCGCCATCTGGGATGAACCGCCGCCCGGACACTACGTGGTCGACCAGCGCGGCGTGATCATCGAGACGAACGAGCCGGAAGGCTTCGACAGCGATTATACGCCGGTCGAGTTCGTCAACGAAGATGGATCACCCTATCGCCGTCGTAGAAAGGCACGCCCATGATCGGCAAGGTCAAGTGCGCGGTGTCGGATTGTGACGCTCATACCACCCGCTACAGCCATTGGATTTGCACGCGGCACTGGCGAATGTGCTGCCCGCCGCGCTCGCCGCATCGGCGGACCTATCTGCGGTTCTTCCGCGAGGCGAAAAAGCTGGGCCTCACAAATGCAGACCGTTGGCCGGTTGAGCTTGAGCGTCGGTTCTGGCGCTTCTGGGACGGCCTCGTGCGTCGGGCGGCCCGCATAGATCGTGATGGGAGGCTGGATCAGTCTGAGATCGACAAGATGTTCGGGTGGGACGAATGAGGTCGCTCCCCCAATCAATGCACGATCGAGCGCGCCGGTTGGCGGAAGTCCACCCGCTTGCGACCGTGGCCGAGCTGCTGCGCGTCCACCCGTCACAAGTGACCAGGATGAAGAAACGCCGGTGGATCGCGCCGCCAGACGGCCGGCCGGTGCGCACGATGCCGAGCGATTTTGCCATCCAGGCGGGGCACATGAACCAGCGCGAATTGGTCGACCACTACGGCGCCGGCTCGCACACGATCGTCCGCTGGTGCCGCGAGTTGCGGGAGAGGCGGGTGCATCCGTGAAGCGACGCCGCCGGCCGCCACGCCCTCCCGCGCGCCCATGGACGCCCGAGGAAGACGCGAAGCTGCGCGAGGTCAACGATATCGACCTGCGCGTTGAATATTGGCAACTGGCACTGCCCGAGCGGCTGGAAAGCGAAATGCTCAACCGCCGCTACGAGCTGGGCCTCAAACTCCCGAGGTTCCTATGAGCTACGTGTTTATCATATTTTCAGCGATCGTGGTGGTGCGCCTTCTTCCCTATGACGGGATATCCTGGGGAGGAAAGAATAGCCCACATCCCGGCCTTTGGCTGACCAAAACGGTGACGGTTCACGTGCGCAAGGTCGGGAGAAGAGGTCCGTCGAATGAGGCCTGAAGAGCTCGCCCATCATCTGCGCCGGCAGCGATATCGCGTCGGGCAGGAAATCTGGCTCCAGGACGACATCGAGGCGAATCTACGCGCCCTGTCGATTGCCTTCGAGCGCGAGGCCCGCATGACGGCGCGCGATCGGATCGACTTCCTCGTCGACGGCGGCATCGGCATCGAGGCGAAGACGCGTTGCCCGCCGCGTCAGATATTCCGCCAGCTGGAGCGCTACGCCGAGCAGGAGGCCATCTCCTCGCTCATCCTCATCACCGGCACCGCCATGGGTCTGCCGGACGCGGTCAAGGGCAAGCCGCTGTTTCTCGTTTCCACCGGGAGGGCATCATTGTGAAATCCTACGGCCAACTGGAGCTGGACCGCGTCGCGCGGCGCTGGCGCATCACGCAGCTCGCGCCGCACGTCGCGATCGCCTTCAAGCGCATGTTCCCGCGCGTGCCCGTCACCTCGATCGAGATCGGGATTAGCGACACCGACGAGGTGCGGGCGGATTTGCACTGGTTCATGTCGCGCTATCCCCTCGACCATGACGAATGGGATGAGCTCGACGCCGCGGTCGATCGGCTGGCCTACCGTGCGGCCGAGCGGGAACGCATCCTGTTGCCCACATGGAGGCCGGGCGAGCTCCAGGGCTTCAAGGAAGGGAAGGCCGCCTACCTCTACCAGACGCAGGCGGCGAAGATCGCGGTTGCGAACGGGGGGATGCTGCTGGGTGACGACGTCGGCCTCGGCAAGACGATCAGCGCGATCGCGGCGCTGCTGTTCGGCGCGCCGATGCCGGCGGCTATCGTCGTCCAGCCGCACCTGGCGGGACAATGGAAGAAGCGGATCGAGGAATTCTCGTCCTTGCGCGTCCACATCATCAAGGGACGCACGCCCTATGATCTGCCCGAAGCGGACGTCTATATCTTCAAATATAGCAACGCCGCCGGCTGGGTGGACATCATCAAAGAGGGACCGTTCCGCTCCGTCATCTATGATGAGATCCAGGAGCTTCGTCATGGGCGGGGAACGGCGAAAGGCGAGGCGGCCACGGTGCTGAGCAACCGGGCTGACTTCCGCATGGGGCTGACCGCGACGCCGGTCTACAATTATGGCGACGAAATGCACGCGGTGATGGAGTTCGTGAAGCCCGACCTGCTGGGCGACTGGAGCGAGTTCATCCGCGAATGGTGCAGCTCCGGCCGCATCGTCGGCAATCCCGACGGCCTTGGTTCCTATCTGCGCGACACCGGCTATTTCCTGCGGCGCACGGAGGATGACCCGACCGTCGACGCATCGATGCCGCCGCCGAACATTCTGGAGTGGGAGATCGATCACGACCTGGCCGCCGTCGAGGGTGAGCAGGAGATCGCGCGCCAGCTCGCCCAGACGGTGCTTCGGGGCAGCTTCGCCGAGGCCGGCCGCGCCGCGCGCGAGCTCGACATGAAGATGCGTCAGCTCACGGGAATAGCGAAGGCGCGGGCGGTTGCCGCCTATGTGTCGCTGTTGCTCAAGGACAGCCCGCGAGTGCTGCTCGCCGGCTGGCACCGCGAGGTCTACGACATCTGGCGGGAGGCGCTCGCGCCGTTCAACCCGGTGCTCTACACCGGCTCAGAGAGCGCGGCGGGCAAGCAGCGTAGCGTCGACGCATTCTGTGGCGGTGATTCCCGCGTCATGATGATGTCACTGCGATCCGGCGCCGGCCTCGACGGGCTGCAGTATCACTGCAATGATGCCGTCGTCGGCGAGCTCGATTGGTCGCCGCAGGTGCATTATCAGTTCTTCGGCCGCCTGCGTCGCCCAGGGCAGGAAAAGCAGGTGAACGCCCATTATCTCCACACGAACTGGGGCAGCGACCCGGTGCTGCTGGAGATGCTTGGGATCAAGGCTGATCAGTCGCGCGGCATCAACGATCCGGGAATCGCGCCGAAGCCGCGCATGACGGACGAGAGCCGGTTGAAGCTGCTCGCCCAGCATGTTCTGTCGAGCGCTTGACCGACTCGAGTATCGTTCTTCATATGTTCACGCAGGAGAACAGCGATGGAATTGATCGAACAGGTGCGCGCAGCCGTCGCTGACGCGCTGCAAGTGCGTGGGTTCAGCAACAAGGCGTTCCTGGTTGAGCTGCGCGAGGGCAAACGCGACGACAGCCCCTATATGGTTGGCGCGCTGGCATGGGCGGAAAGGGAGCAGGCATGGAAGACGAAGTGAAGGCGAAGTTTCGCGTGTTTGCTGATCGGTTCGCCAAGGATGCGCCAGTGCTAGATACTGGCCTTGTCGGCGCGGATCTGCATGAGATTGCCGATATGCTCGAAAGCGTAGTGGCGATCCCAGAGATAGACCTCCGCGACCTCGGGCGCTTCTGCAACCTCCGGCCGATCAGCTGATGGGCCGCATCGACTGGATCCCAATCGAGGATATCCCGGATCGCCTGAAAGACGGGCGCGATGTATTGTTCTGGAGCAACGACGAGGCTGTGATTGCTATCTGGGATCGCTTTCTTGACGGCGAAGATGATTATTATGAAGATTGGGCAACGAGGGAGGGTGGCAACCTGATCGGTGCCACACACTTCGCCGAGATCAATGTGCCCGATTGTTTGAGCGCGGATTGATGAGGAATAGAGGATTTTATGGCTAGGTTCGTGAAGTTTCCGATTGATGGTGGCGAATATTTCGTGAACCCGGAGGCAGTCTGTGGATTCCATAGGAAGAGCGCTAGTTACACCTCAGTCGCTCTTCTCAATGGCAAATTTTTTGATGCAAAGGCCACGCCCGAAGAGGTGCTGCGTATCTTGACGCATCAGTAATCATTATCGGGACTGGATGCCGGCTGGTTGATCTGTGTCGCCCAGCCGTACGCGCCTTGGGCATAGGCAGTATTTTCAGCGCAGATGAGCGCGTCGCCCTGCGATATCAGGATGGTGCCGAAGGGGATTCCGTCACCGGTGCCGACAGGAAGGTCGGAATCTTCGGCGCCTTCAGCAGGAAGGCTGGCGTGATCGGCCGATCGGGGCAGATCGGCGCCGCGGCTCGAATGTCCAGCGGTTTGGGCCCGCACGAGGCGAGCATAGCGCTCGCGCAAAGCGTCGTAGTCAGACTGAGCAGATTGAGCGGCTTTCGCATCTTTGGCCTCCTGTTTGGCTTTCTGGTCCAGCGCGTCCGCCTTCGCCTCTGCCTGGGCGTGCGCGACGGCCGTCTTCCAGAGTTCGAACTTGCCGCGCTCGTCGGCGAGTGTGGCACGCGTGAGCAGCAGCGCCGCCAGTAGCGCGACGATGACGACGCCGGCGGCGATCACGGCCACGAGGCGGATGCGGGGCAGGCCGATCATGCCGCGTCCTTCAGGCAGATAGCACGCTCGCGGCTTCGCCGGCCGGCCAGCCCGTTGCTCACGACCTTCTTGCCGTTCTTCGTCACCTTGTTCCAGGGCAGCAGGGCGTCGCAGCCTGCCGTGATCCTGCTGGCATTGAACATCCGGCGTGCGGTCGAGCTGCACCAGTTCGCGACTCCGACATTGTAGGCCAGACTGACGGCCGCGAAACGCGCATGGTCGCGGCGCGGATAGGTTAGCGCCAGGCCGGGCGTGCATTGCATCACGCCCTTCGCATGGACGACGAGCTCTTCCTCCAGCATCGCGGTGCATTGCGCCTCGGTGAATTGGTCGGCGATCTTGATCTTGCGCCCATGATAGCTGGTAAGGCCATCGCAGGCCGTTGGGACGCCGACGATATCGAGATACGCGCGCAGATATTGGCGCCCACTGATATGCTGTACGGTCGCGGCGCCATCCGGCGCCATCTCGACCTTGACCGTGCGGCCGCTTTCCTCCTTGGGGATGTTGACCAGTAATAGGCTGGCGGTGGCGAGCCCGACGATCGCGGCCAGACCGCGCCGCGGCGTCACGATCAGCTTGTCATTCGCCATCCTTCTTCTCCTTGGTCAGCACGCGGGCGAGGGGGATGATGACGAACAGGACGAGCGCGATCGTGTCGGCGTGCGGGATCGAGGCGCGCACGTCTTCCGGGAGGCCTAACCATGTCTGGCCTGCGACCTCAGCTGCTACCATGAGCAGCGCGCCGGCCGCGCTGATGCGGACCGACGCCCACTTCCATGCCTGGCGCCATTCGTCGATGAGCTTGAACTTCATTGGTCGCCCCCTCCGAGATTGTGAAAGCCCTCCAGCCGGCCGATGCGGCGATCGGCGTCGGCGAAGCGCGCGTCCTGGCTCTCGACCTGTGCTTTTTGCCGCTCGTCGATGCGGACGAGGGTCTGCTGCATGTCGTTGACCGTGGTGACGAGCCAGATGAAGATGCCTACGACGCCAGCCGTCATGACTGCGCTGATGATGCCTGCCGCCCACTTCATTGGTGCTGGGATGTCCACTACTGGTTCGGGAAGGGGGCGCTCATGTTTCGTTAGCGCGATGTCGGCAGCCTGCTCCGCGAGGATGCGGAGTTGCGCGAGCAATGCAGGATCGGTCCCGCCCATGTCAGGCGGCTCCTGCAAGTATCAATGTCGAGAATTCCCAAGGCATCGTGCTGTCCTGATGGACCGCACGTCATGCGCGATGGTTGATGGCCGCAATCTAGCCGATTGGCGTGAGTGTGCCAATCGGCAATCTTTTACTCATCCTCGCTATACAGCAACGGCGCGGCCTCATCCTGTAGCCGCCCTGCGAGCTTCGGATTAAGGTAGACGCCGGTGGCCTTTCGCTCGCGCATTTGCTGCCGCGATTTCATCGATCGACGGATATCTCGGGCGCGCACTGGATAATCAGGGTTCGCCTCGTTGAACTTGTCTATCCGCTCAGCGATGGCGGCCGTATCCCGGCCCTCACGCTGTGCTTGATCGAAGTCGGCAAGGATATTGCTCCGCTGATCGAGGATACGCTGCTCCTTGTTCTTCATTGCGCGGTTCTGGTCGTAGCGTTCCGCCAACTCGGCCGGGGTGAAGCCCAGCGCCTGCTTGATCGCGTCGGCGGCACCCATGTCCTCAATGATCGGATCGCCCTTCAACGTCTGCGCGCCCTCGCTCATATAGCGATAGGACCGCATGATATCCTTCGCGAACTTTGGCATGATCGTCTCGATGCCACGATAGACGTGACCGTCGGCAATCATCGACGCACCGGTCCAGGCATTGCGAAGAATACCCACGCCAGCGCCGAGCACCTGCATGGCCCAATAGTCGAATTCCGTGGCACCCTCCAACTGCCGGTCCGGCGAGCGGAACCACAGGTCGGGCATGCCCACGCGCTCAGAGATGTCGATGCCAAGAACGTCGCCGGGCACGCCATTGAGGGCCATGCCGCCAGCCCGCCGTCCAAGCGCCGCGATCAGCAGCTTGGCAAAGTCGTCCTCGGCGTCGTCTCCGAAGAACATGGATGCGAGCATCATAGCGATGCCGTACATCCAAGTGCCCCTGATGCCTGCGGTCAGCATCATCATGCCTGTCACCCCCGCCAGCTGCGTGCGCGCCTCGCGCCGCTCCTGGGCGGTGGCGCCTTTTACGGCCTGATGCGTGTCGCGAAACAGTCGCCAGAGCATGTTGACCTGGAAATTGCGGAAAGTGAGCAGAACTTTGGCGGTGTCCGACTGCATGATGCGAGGACGGCTCGTGTTCTGATAATCGAAATGGATCTTCCAGGTCAGTTCGGAAGCCCGGCCAATCGCCATGTTGTGCGGCTCACCCTTGCGCCGGGCCATGCGATAGGCCGCGAGGAACGTCACTTCGCGGTTCATACGCTCGGTGTGATGGAACGCCCAGCTGATGGCACCCATCACTTTCGTCCGGATCGGACTGTATTCGACGCCCGTTTCGCCAACGCCCGCCAGATCGTGAGATTGCGTGCGCTCGATCAGGCCAGTCTCATAGGCCTGCTCCATCGCATCGCGCTCCTGGGCGCTGAGCGCGCCCGCCCGGGCCGCGTGGCCCTTGCCAGCCGTGAAGTCGCGCAATGCCTTGCCCAGCTCGAACGCGGCGCGCCCTGCGCCGCGCCCGGCGCTGCCTTCATAGGCGGCAAGGATCGGCACACCCATCACTGCGGTCTGGGCGGTGTTCACCAGCGCGGCGGCCGGACTGACGGATAGGTGATATACGAACGCGGCCGATGTCAGCGTCTGCGCCAGCGGGCCGCCGGTAGGGTTCATGATGAACTGGTTCCGGCGCGTCATTTCGTTGACGATGAGACCGGCGCGCACAGGGTCGGGCATCGTCTTCGCCTGATCACGCGCGAGAGCGATCGTCTCGTCCAGATCGAGCGCATATTTAAGGCGCGCGAGCTGGTGGGAGCCGTGGAACATGTGATGGCCAAAGACGCGGATCGCGTCCGACGAAAAGCCCGCGCGCCCCTTTCTGTGGATGCGGCTCGTGCGGATCGACATGTCTGGCATCGTTTCGAGCCAGCGCTGCCAAACTGCGTCGCGCACGGAGTCGCTGACGTCGGCGCCTTCAAGGATGGATTCGATGTCGGTGACGAAGCGCGCATCGACCTGCGCCTTGAGCGCGCCGCCGTCTTCGAGAACGCCGATCACCGCGATGTGCCCGGCATCGCGCATTTGCTTGGCGAATGCCTGCTGCTCGCCGGGCCTTTCGAAGCGCGAGAAGCTGATGACCTGGTCCGTTTTCTGGTCACGCACCGTCACGAAGAAGTTGCCGAACCGGGACAGAGGGAAATAGGGGCCGGACAGATTGTTGGTTTCGAAGAAGTTCCTCAGGCGCGTCATACGCGCGCCCTTGGCCCACCCTTGAAGCTGACGCTGCTTGGCCCATTCTCGCTCGGCCTTCGCCACCGCAAGCTCGCGGGCGTCGGCCGCCATGTCGGTGTCGGCAATCCGGATCAGTTCTGCGTCATACGCGCGCTTCGCCTGCCGGAACTTGATGTCGAGCGCCTTGGAGAGATTGTCGAGCAACACTTGCTCGAAAGCGTCCGATAGCGCGCGATACGTGTCGCGCACGTCGACATAGATGTTCCGGGCATCCGCCGGCAGGGCCGTGAAAGCCGCCGAGAGACGCGCGTGGGCAGACATGCGAGCCTGGTCACGCTGCCACTTTTCAGCCGCGGCATCATACGCGTCGGTCCCAGGCTTCCCACGCAATGTCTGTCGATCGACCTTCGTGAGAATCGACGTGAATTTCTTCGCAGGATCGACGCCCGAGAGTGTGGCGTCGTGCATGATGTTCATGAGCTTCTGGTTTTCCGCTCGGTTGAGCACGCGGAATTTGAGCCATGGCTGGGCGACAGCATCTGACCGGGCATGCCACTGATCGCGCAGCGCATCCATGGCCTGCTTGAGGTCCAGATATTCACGCGCGGCCGGAATGCGCGAAGCCATCTCCGTCAGCAGCGGGCGGAGCGGAATCACGCCCAACACACTCGCTTTGCCATCCATTGCCTTAGTGACGAGGTTCGCGATCATGCCAGGAGTGACGACATCGACCTGTCGTTCGGAAGGGACGACGCGGCTGAAAGCGGTGTTCGAGTTCGGTGCCGTTATCCCTGATCGCAGGGCGGCAGCAGCGAGCGCCTGCAGCTGGGCGGGGGTGACACTGCCCAGCTGCACGCCAAATCGACGCAGAAGCCACGCCTTGAGCGCGCCGACGAGGCGGTCCGCCGCCTCCCGCACGCCAGCCGGCGCCTGCGCGCGCTCCTCGACGGCGTAGGCTGCGAACTCCTCAACTTCCATGCCCAGTTGGGGATGGGCTGCGTCGACCCTTTCAAGGGCTCGTCGCCAAAAAGCCGTATTGCCGCGATCGGCCGTCGATTCGCGGAGCTCGGCCGAACGATAGAGCGCGTTGATCCGTGCAAGGGCAGCTTCCCAGTTCGCGTTGCCGATCAGCGGACGTACGCCGGCATGGAACATTTCGTGGAGCAGGACCGGCATCGCCGTGTCACTCGTGAGCTTGTCCGCCACGAGATGAATGCGGCCGTCCCGGCTGGTCATGCCCTGGACCACGTCGTGTCCGCCATCAGGGTTGGCGGTGAAAATGTTGTGGAGTATAGTGCGAATTGCTCCGGCACCCGCTCCAGAACGCATCCCAGCTTCGGCTGCATCTGCACTGGTCTTGAAGGCGGGCTGTCGGAGCACCTCTCTCAGAGCCACCTCGTGCACGTACATCCGCTTGGCGTTGATGTCCGATCGTACCATGACGATCGCGACCATGTCCTGATTGCCCATGCGGATCGGCGCTGCGACGAAATGCGCCATGCCGCCGTCACGCGAGCCGGCAAGCGGTTCGCTATGAACGATCCGGCCATGTCGAAGCACGTCGGGCACGGCCGCGAAGGCGGACGCCTTATTTCGGCTCAGGCCGTGCGACACGGAATTTTTCACGGCTTTAGCATCCAGCGACACCGCACCGATGCCGGGCGTTTGGACGATCTGATGATCGTTGTCAGCATACCAGCGCGCCACCTTGGCGGTAAGCGGCTGGCCGTCCGGTGCGAACTCGTCGCCCTTGAGCGTCACGATCGGCTCGCCCTCCAGATAGGCGCGAATATTGGCGCGCGAAGCGCTTGCAGGGAGGGTGTCGCCATTTGCGTGAAGCACGATCTTCCCAGCGTCGATAAGCGCCGTGATCGATGGTCCCAGACGTCCTTCGTCCAAGTGCCGGCGCAAGCCGTCAACCGATGTGAACCCGCCCCCTGCCGGTGCCGCGATACTGTGTGCCGCTGGGCTGTCGGCTGGCTGCGCGGGATCTGCCTTGACCTCCTTTTCGACCAGCTGCGGCGCTTCAAACGGCCGCTCCTCGTAAATAGCGATCCCCTGGTCATCTCGCGCTTCGGCATAGGGTATCGTGACCGTGCCTCGCTCGTCGTTTGCAAGAACGAACCAGCCGTCCGGGGCCCAGCGATGCCCAGCGACGGTGAACTCGGCGCCGTTCCAGTGGATGGAGGTGTCTACAGGCGCGCCGGTGCGCAGCCAGGCCGGGGGCGGCACCGGGTTTGCCTGGATGTCGGCCTCCAGATCGGTCAACGCCTTGCCATAGCGTTCGAGTTCAGCCGAAAGGTGGAACGGCTCCTGTGTCAGAGCCTCCAGCCGCGTGATCGTCGCCCGCTGCTCCTCCATCTGGGCGCGTCGGCGCGCGGTGTCGGGCGCGAGGCGCCGAAGCGACTGCTCCATGCCTTGCACGCTCGTGCCGGTGAATACTTTGCCATCGATGACGACGCGCAACTCGGGGCTCTTGGAAAGACCGGGCCAGCCGACGAGCAGTTCGTAACGTCCGAAGCTGCCGATCGCCACCGGCGCGTCGCCCATCCGCAGATTGTGCGCCGCCCAGGCGTTTATGGCCTCGTCAGCCTCCTTGCGCTTGTCGTAGGGCTTGCCGTCGATGGTGATGGCGAAGCCCTTGCCGGCATTGGCCGCGACGAGGCTCTCCGTGGCCTCGACGGTGCCACGCTTGTCGAGTTCAGCCAGATCCGTCTCGGTGTCGCTGACGAAGCCTCGCAACATGCGAGCCTGCCCGATGGCATTGGCGATCCCCTGGGTATGCAGGCGCTCTCGGCGCTGGACGCCGTCGAGCTGCTTGCGAAGCTTTTCCCGGATCAGGATGCGCGGATCGCCCGCCGCCTCGGCAAAGGACTGGAGGATATCGCTCTGCTCGTCGGCCGCCGCTTCACCTTCAATGGTGCGCGCGCTGTCATCGGCCTTGAGGAAGGCGGTGATGAAACGCTGCTTGATAGCGAGCACCTGCCAACGCCGGCCGTCGAGACGATCGGTGAGATACCGATATTCCAGCACGGTGTTCCACTGGTTGCCCTGACGCTGCCCGCGCCCGTTGCGTTGCTCCAGGTCGCCCGGCATCCATGGAGCGTCCATGTGGTGCATGGCGCGGAGGTTGCGCTGCATGTTGACGCCCACGCCCAGGGTCGCGGTAGAGCCGATGACGACGCGCACTTTGCCGCTGTTCATCGCGACGGCGATCTCTTTGCGCTTGTCCTTTGAGGTCGATCCGTCGACCACGGCTATCTGCGCGCGCGGGATGCCCTGGGCGGCAAGCCGCTCGACAATGTCGCGGATCGTCGAGAAGTAGGGAATGCTCTTTGTGCGCTTCGCTCCGCTATCGTCTCGGCCGAGGCTGCGGGTGACCCGATTGGAGAACCCCTGCTCGGCAAAAATGACCTGTGTCGCAAGCGGGTGGCTGTCATAGATTTCCTTGACGTTGGCGACGACGCGCGACGCCTTGCTGCCCGGATCGTCTATCGCCTTGCCTTCCTGGCCGGCGAGCGACTCCCCGTCATAAAGACGAACGTCGAAGCTCGCTTTGGTCGCAAGGCCTTCCGTGATGATTGGGGACTCCGGCGAACCGGCGGCCATGGCTTCCTTTTTCTGCTTGCCGGTCATCGAGCGCCAGGCGCGCGCATAGCCGCGCAGCTCGTCGAATATCACGCGCTGTTGTGGCGTGAGGTCGGAGGTGACGTTGATGACCCGCTTGTAGGGGCGATCCTTCGCGCCCTCCGTCCGGCCGTTGAGCAGCTCGGCGCGCTCGGCCTCCGTCAGCTCGTCGGCCATCGTTTTGCCGGACGCTGTCCTGCGCGGCTGCATCTCGGGCATATCTGCGGCGAACACGGTGTCCATATACTGGCCGATCATTCGGCGCAGTTCGGGCACGTTGATGAACCCGGCGAGGCGCGTGACAGCTTCGTATTCGGCCGCCGCATTCTGCTCGACGTCCATGACCTCGCGTGCGAACGAGCCAAACCAGCCGTCCCACTGATCGATGCCGGCCGCCTGCATTTCTTCCTGCATGATGTAGCGCATCATGTGGAAGACTTCCGTCAGCGTGTTCGTGATCGGCGTGCCGGTGAAAAGATGGACGTTGCCGCCCGCATTCTGCGCCCGGATGTACCGGGTCATGAACGACAAGGAGATGGACCGGTCCGACGTCGAGGTGTTGAGCCCCTTCATCTTCATCCTGGTGCTGATTGGCGGCTTCTTGAATTCGTGCGCTTCATCGACCAGGACCATGTCCACGCCTAGATCCTCGAAGGCGATCGCGCCCTCGCGCGATGCGCGGTGCGACTGCTTGCGGATGGTCTCGATGATGCGCTGGCGCATCTTCACCAGTTCCTTGGCCGTCGGCGAGCGCAGTTTCTTCAGGGCCTCGGGATCGTCGAGCATCTCCTCCTTGAGGTCGGCGCCGTCATCGGCGGCGGCGGCATAAGCCTCCTCTTCGAGCGCCGCGATTTCCTCGCGCGCCATCTCCATCAAGGTTTCCTCCTTGAAGGCGAAGCGATCGATCAGGCTGTGCGGCACGACGACAGCGTCCCAGTCGTCGTTCGCAATCTGGCGCATTTTGACGTCGATCGTCGCCGGGGAGAGATTGTCGATGTAGAGGATCTTCGCGGCAGGGTACATCTGCTGGATCTCGGCGCCGACCGTCTTGCTGTTCGCGTTGTGGGCGAGGATCAGCGGCTTGCGCGCAATGCCATATCGACGGCTTTCGACCGCAATGCCGCCCATGGTGAACGTCTTGCCGGTGCCCACTTCATGCGCATTGAGCGAGCGGCGCGATACGAGCGCGCGCCAGATTGCATCCTGTTGATGCTGACGCAGGTCGAACGGACCGGTCCCGAGCGAGAGCGCCATACCTTCGAACCGTAGAAACGAGCCGTCGAAGCGCGGGGTCGCATAGGCGTTGCGCACCTCATTATATTCCGCCTCGACCGCAACGCGCCGCTCGGGATCGCTCCAGAGCCAATCGGCAAATTTCGTGCGCATCTCTGCGATCTTGCCGTTAACCTCTTCGGTCGCGGCGTGATCGACATAGGATGTGCCGTCGCTGTCCTTGCGGCGGATTGTCACGGCCTGGTTGCTGAACGCCGCGTTGACGAGCCGCTGGAAGCCATATTCATCGGTACCGAAACCGGTGCGAGCCTCGGTCCGCGATTTGAGCCTGTCCTCCATCCGGACTGTCCAGCGCCCGCCATTGTAGCGGACCTCGACGCCCTTGCCGTCGGGCATGCCGAGCATGTGGCCGACGAACTCACCGTAGATCTGGGGTGAAACCCACGTTGCGCCCAGCTGCGTCTCGATCTTGAAATAGGGGACGTCGGCCGGAACGACCTCGGTGAGCGCGTCCACATTGCGCTCCATGTGCGTCATGCCTTCCGCCACGGCCGCCTTGGCCTGGCGCAGCTTCTCACGGACATTGCCGGCGAGATAGATGTCGCTGGGCACGATATCGCCGCCGGGCAACTCGAACACGGCACCGCTTTCTAGCAGCTGCGCCTTGGCCTCGTCCTGCGGCACGCCGGCCCGCGCTGCGATCGCATCGAGTGACGGATTAACCGCGGCGTTGCGTTCGAGCACGAACGCTTCGCTCACATTGGGATTGTCGATCGAGGGGGCAGGGCGGGTGGTGCTGCGCGTGAGGATCGCGGCGCCTTTGCCATCTATCTCCAGCGCTGCGAGCGACGGGTAGAATGGATCGTCGATCTTGCGCATGTATGCGAGGCCGAACGATTCGTTGAGACGGCCATGCTGCCTGACGAACGCGTCGTAGCTCGACTTGAGCGCTTTGCGGGCGGCGGTGGTGTCGCCGTTGCGCTCTGCGTCGATCAGGTCGGCATATTTGCGGCGCATGTCGACGAGCTGCCCGAGCTGAGCTTCTCTCTGGGCGGTTTTCGCCGGATCCTTCAGGGCAAAGCGTTCGACCTCGGCAGCCGGTGCCAGATGCTCGCCGCGCACGACAAACAGACCGTCCTTCGTCTGGGTGAGTGCGCCCTCGCGGTCGGCGGTGTGGTTGGCAACATAGCTGATATGCTGCGCGCGAGCCTCATTGGTATAGGCGCTTTCCGGAACCAGTGCGACGATACGCTGCAACTGCTGAGCCATGTCGTCCGGTCGATGGACGATCATGCCCGGCCGGCCGCGCGTCGTGCCATGTCCAAAATCGAGCTGCCCGATGACGTGGCCCGGGTTCGCGACATAATATTCGTTCAGCGAGATCTCGCCGCCCGGCGTCTGGAAGGGGACACTGCCCACCCAGCCTTCGCCATCCGCCAGGCTGATGGGCTCGGCCCGCTTGCGCAGGATGATGATGTCCGTGACGACTTTCGTTCCAGCATAATCTGCAAAAGCGCCGGATGGCAGACGGAACGCCGCCACGAGTTCAGCCTTCTTCGCCAGTTCACGCCGAATAGCCGATGCCTTCTTGTCCATCGTGCCGGACGAAGTGATGCCCATGACGATCCCGCCCGCGCGCACCTGATCGACGGCCTTCAGGAAGAAATAGTCGTGCAGGAACGGGGACAGGCGATCATATCGCCGATCGGCGATCACGGTGTTCTCGAACGGCCAGTTGCCGATGACGGCATCGTAGAAGCCGTCAGGCGTCTTGCTCTCCTGATAGGGCATCACGCGCACGTTGGCGTCGGGGTAAAGCAGTTGCGCCATGCCGCCGGTCAGGCTGTCGAGTTCTATGCCAGCGAGGCGTGAACGCGCCGCGATTTCAGCTGGCATCATGCCGAAGAAGTTGCCGATCCCCATGGACGGCTCAAGGACTCGTCCACCCTGGAATCCCATGCGGGCCATCATGTCCCACATGGCCATGACGGTCGGGGGATCGGTGTAGTGGGCATTCGTGATCGAGCGCTGAGCGCTTTCCCATTCCTCACGGCCCAGATGCTCCCGCAGCCAGCGGTCACGCTCCTGCCAGCCGTCCCGAGGCATGGGGCGATCCCAAGTGCCCTGGAAGAGCTCCTGCCCGAAGCTGCCCCAGCCAGTATAGCCGGCAAGCGTGCGCTGTTCATCCGCCGTAGCCTGACGGCCCTCGTCGCGAACTTCCAGATAGGTTTCGATCGCCTGACGGTTTCGGTCAAAGCGCGCCACCGGGCCGCCGCCCACAATTTCGAGCGGATTTGCGATATGGAAATTACCGGGCCCTGGATGCGCAGGACTCGTCGCCGAGCTTAGCTCGTTGGCGTCGGCACTTCGTCCTCGTACTCGGCCGCTACCGCCATCTCCTGCCGGTACCGGTCCTTCAGGTTCTGCGGCGCGTCCTGTAGCGTCGTCGGCAGATCGCTGTCGTCCTGCAGCGGCACTTCCGGTTCCAGCATCAACTCCTCGCGCTCCGCTATCTCGCGAGCGTCCGTTATCGGGAAGCCTTCCTTCAGCAGCTCCTGTTGGCGATCCCACATCCGGCTCTGCGCCAGAAACGCCATCTTCGCCGTCAATCCTTGCGCCTGCAGGTTCGCCCACATCCTCGGACTGTCCTGTTCCCAGCTCGCCAGTATCCGGTCGCGCAGCACGAAGTTCTCCGTCACTCCGCTCGCCTTCAGCTGGCGATACTCCGCGTCGATCGCGGCGCTGTTCAGCAGGTTCGGGTTCTCGGACATTACGCGTCAGCTCCGGCTCACCCCGAGTGACTTCCCAGGCAATCGTATCGGCCAGATCGATTGCAGACAGGTCAGCGGGTGCCCAACGGTTTACACCAGCCGTAGCCTGCTTGTCTCCGTCTTTTCGCGACACACGGTACATCAGGGACACGCCGGCGGCATTGGTCGGGACCGCACCGCGCAGGGAGCTTGCCCCGACCGTGGCAAAGACGTTGGCTCCGCTCTCCACGTGGCGCAAATGGAGCGTGACGTCGCCTGAAACCGCCATCCCGCCAGCATTGCGCGCGACCGGATTCGCCGACTTTCCTTTTGTCGTGGCGTGCGGTTCGAAGCCCAGAGGGCGTAGCGCCGCCGCGACCGCTCGCATATAGGCGGTAGCATCGCCGAGAAACGCGTCCTTGAGCCCGCCTTTCAGGCCTTCGTCGGTCTGCTGGTTCGCACCGCCATCGATCGGCGTCCAGCCGTCGATATGATCGACGCCCCAGTCTTCACGTAACTTGCGTGATCCAGCCGGCGCTGCCTTCTCACGCTTGGGTTTTGCGACCTCGCTGCCGAGAGCCCGTGTCTCATCGGCGGGTAACCCGCCCTTGAGCAACCCAACATGCAGCGTACGCGATTCCGCTGGCGTCGACATGCCGGCTGTATCGAGACCAGGATAGTTCCGCGCCCCTTCCCAGAAGGACAGCAGGTAGGGCGTGATCCGCTCGCCGAAGTCGGCACGCATCGCGGCGGCATAATCGGCGAATTTGCGTACCCCCGCCTCGATGTAAGCGCCGGCAATCGTCATGCCGTCGACCAGCACTTCGGGGTCGATGCCCGAATTGATGCGGTTCATCTTTTCGCGCAGACGCGCACGCGCTGCTTCGACCTTGTCGGCGGTGAAAAGCTTGTTACTGCTGAAGACGTCGTCAGTCGTTCGCGCAGGTTCGGCTGGCGGCACCGGCTCGGCGGTTGCCGCCGGCGTTGCATCTAGGGTCGCACCTTGCTCCGCCGGCGACCCTTCACCAACCGCCCGATCCGCTTCAGGTTCCGCAACGGCAACCACTTCCGGCGCGATGGACATGACGTCATCGCGCATCGCGCGTTCGATCACATAGTTCTGGAGCGTCGTGCCGCCGCCACGATCCACGTTGCGGAAATAGGCGCTGCGCTTTCCGGCGCTCTCGATCTCATAGGTCGCGCCAGCCGACAGATAATCAACGTCCTGCGACACCGTGTAGCGCTCGCCATTGCGGACGAACGGGTTCGCGTTCTTCTTGTCGGTCGGGCGACGCTCAACTGCGGGCCGGGTCACCGTCGGCGCAGAAGTCGGGGGGGGGGTCTCCGACGCCGACGGCTCCTCAACAACGGTCGCAGTGCCTTGAGGTTCCACGACTTTTGCGGCGGCAACCTTCGTGCCCGCTGGCGCGATCGTACGCGCGGGATCTTTCACCCAGGCGCGGAAATCCTCGAACGACATCTCCGTGATGTCGCCAAGGCCAGTCCACCCCTTCTCGTAGTTGGCGAGGTAGCCGCGACGAGCAGCGCCCTTGTCGCCGAACCCGACCATCACTTTGTGTTCGTCAAAGCTCCCATCAGCATTGACCTGATCGACGATGAACACCGGGTTGGCAGGATCAGCGGCCTTGGGCCCAAGGAATACGTCGACATGATCGCCGTCGGCGCCCTCGGAGCGCTTCACATAGCCATAGGTGTGCTTGAGCGGTGGCCACTCAGGGCGGCGGCTGGTGCCGGCCGGGTTCTCGATCGTGACGTCGAGGCCGCCGATCGACACATGACCCTTGGAATAATTACCAGCGTCCTTCTGCGCCTCGGTAGGCTCGGGTAGGTCGTTGAGCGGCGACGTCGCCGCCTGCGCCTCGGCTGCCTTGATCGCGTCGGCCGGCGCGGCCTTCGCTGCGTTGATGGCATCGATCGCCTCTTCAACGCGTTTCTTTTCGGCAAGCAGCGGCTTAGTCCAGCCGGCGTTGGTGCGAGCCTGCGAGGCGAGATAGCGCAGGCGCGCGCGCAGTTCGTCTTCCGACGCTTCGTTGGCGGGCGCCGCCGGGCTCTGCGCCGGCTTGGGAGGTTCGGCGATGATTTCTCCGGTTTCAGGGTCGACATGCTCGCTCGCGTCGTTCCGCTGATCCTGCGGCGAACCTGTAAGCTTTTCTTTCAGGTTGCTCGGAGACTGCGGCTGCGGCGCCGACACGATCGCCTCCTGCGGCTCATCGGACGGGGCGGGGGCCTCAGTCGTCAAGGCTGGCTTGACAGCTGCCGGATCGACCAGACGGGCGTGGCCGGCCTCGATGTCGGCGCGCGGGATCTGGAGCTCCTCACCGGATTCCGTCTTTACCCAGATTGCGTCTTCCGTCTCGCCCAGGAGGCGTACGGGATATTCTCCGGCCTCGGTAGCCAGCACCAACGGCTGGAGGGGCGCATTGGGAGCAATGGGTGAGGGGACGCTCGCGCTTTCGGTAGGCGTCGTCGGCGCCTGAGCGCGCGCGAGCGATCGGCCCAGTGGGCCGGTCGGCTCCGGCGCGGGTGGAGCTGCCGCCTCCGGCTGGATCGACGTTGCTTCCGGCGCCGACGGGGCCGGGACTGGCGGCTGCACCGGCTGTCCATCTCCGTCGGGTGCCGGCGTCTGAGGCATGCCAAGCGATTGGGACACGTCCTCGCGTGCAAGGCGGCCAAGTGCTGCGTTCGCGCCAGCGAAGGCTCCACTCTGCATGAGCGTGGCCACGGCTGTCTTGCCCGCAGCATCAAGCCGTTCATTCCAGAAATCGCCCCACGTCTTGTCCGGGTTGGCGATTGCGGTGTCGATCGCATCCTGAAGGAAGGTCGCTGCCTGCTCCGTGGGCATCTCGCGCAGGAGATATTCGGAAAGGAACTTGCGCATGCCGACCTTGCCGAACTTGTCAGCGAGCCAGCCCATGGGGATCATCTCGGTGCCGGCTTCGACGATACCCTCGCCCGCGCCGCCAGCCAGCGCCATGCCGGGCGTTGCTCCACGCGCGCGATACTTGGCGTAGGACTGGGCTTCCGTTTGCCCCCCGAGGATCGATAGGCCGGCGGCAGGCCCCAGAACCACGCCGGCCGCGACGCCGGGCGTGGTCTGAATGAGGCTTTGCAGACCGCCGTAAGCTGCATCTGCCCACCAGGACTCGAACTGCGGCGTTGCGGCATTCGTGCGCGCCTGCGAGCGTTCAAATTCGGCCTGCGTATTGGTGCGCCCGAACGCTTCACGCTGCCCCTCAAGGCTGAGCCCCGGCGAATTGGGCATGTTCCGGTCGATCCATCGATCGAGCGCCGGCCCGGCTGCATCCTCGAACTGCATGCGGATGCCTTGACCCGCCTGGCGGAAGGCTTCGCGGCTGGATGTTGCGGCGCCTGCCAGAGCATTGCCGAACGACCCTTCCGGCTGCCGGACCTCCGACAGGGAGCCCTCGTCGGGCTTGCGCTGAGCCTCGCTCTCATGGCGCGCGATGATGTTGCGCAGATCGTTCGGGTTTTCGATCGTGTCGGCGAGGCGCGGCGGCTTCGTGCGCGAAGGCTTGCCGACGAGCGCGGCGACCGCATCCGCCGATACCTCGCCGGCACCCGCGCCATTGTCGGCACCTGGAGCGTACCAAGGGCCGCCGCTGGGCGGCCGTCCTGCGTAACGAGGGGCCAACTCACCCTTTAGGCGGGCGGCGCGCGCAAGCACTTCCTCGCCGTAACGCGCCGTCTTCACGCCCCACTTCTTGCGATCGGGCCCGGCGAAATGCTCCTTCACCGCATCCGCCATCGAATAGCCGCGGTTGAGGCGGTCGCGTAGCTGCATGGCAGCCGCATCGATCGACTGCAGGGGATCGAACGGGTTGATGCCCAGCCGCGCGGCCGTGCTGTCGAGGAACTGCATCAGGCCCTTGGCGCGCCCCCACTGCGTGGGCGTGCCTAGCGCTGCTGGGTTGTACCGCGATTCCTGCTCGCCCAGCGCCATGATGACGTTGAGCGGGATGTCATATTTGAGTGCAGCGCTCTCGAAAGCCGCGACGAGGGCGGGTGTGGCCTTGGCCGCTGCTGGCATGCGACCGTCCGAACGCGGCGACGACGCGGCCGGCGCAGCTGGCGGAGGCGGCACATCGATGTCGGGCAGCGATGGCGCGGACAGGTCGATGACGCCGAGCGCGTCGGACTGGCGGTTGATTTCGGCATCGAGCGGCGAAAGCTGGAAGATGGACTTTGCCAAGGCATGCACTCGCGATGAGGGGTCTGTGTCAGACCACACTCATGCGCGGCGCACGCATCCTAGCGCGTTCGCCGGGGCGCTGTCACCACAGCTTTGGAATGCCACGCCCCTGATTGCTGTCGGGCGCCGCGCCCTGGATCACGCCACGCGCCGCCGTGCTCTGCTGGCTGTAGATGTTGGTCGCCTGCTTGACCTGTTCGTCGACGGGCTTCGAGTTGAAGCCGCCTTTGCCTCCTAGATCGCTCTCCGACAATGTCTTCCAGATCGCGCTGATCGCCTTGCGCGCGTCTTCCGGAGTGTCACCTTTGACCTTTGCCGCCTCCATCGCGGGCGCGAGGGCCGCGTCCAGCTGCTTGGAGGTCATGATCTTCTCAAGGTCATAGCCCTGCTGGGTCGCGTCGCGCTGCGTCGTCTGCCCGAACTCGCGGTCGCTGCGGATCATCTGCCGCGTGTGCTGACGCGCGTCCCGCTGATCGTCGATCGCCGCACCCATGCGTTTGAGCGCAACATCCTGCCGGAATTCGCGATCATCCTTCGCCGCCGCCGCGCGTGCGGCGCTCGCCTTGTCGAGCTCCGAGAAGGCGCGGCCGACGAACTTGTCAGGCGACAAAGTCATCATCGCCGTCTGATAGAGATCATCGGAGCTCGTGAAATCGTGGCTCACCTCCTCGCCATCGGCGTTGCGCAGTTTCAAGCGCACGCCGGCCGGCCGGGTGCCGTTCTCGATGCGGATCGTCTCGCCGGTGCCCGGAAGTGTCCGCTCCTCGAAATTCGGCTCTGTGATGTCCTCCATCCCGACATATTTCGAGCCCGGCTCCAGCTTCTCGTAGAGCTTGCCGAACTTGCGCATGGCGCCCTTGGTGTCGCCAAGCATCGCCAGCCGCGCACCCCGGGCCCAGTCGCGCGTAATCCCTTCCGCCTCGCGCGTTTCCATCCATGACTGGAGCTGCTGCGCCTTGTCCGGATCGCCGATATCTAGATAGCCCTGGATTAGCTTGGGCACAGTCGTCTGGCGGTAGAAGTCCATCACCGACCCGACCTGCTGCGCGGCGGCATTCTTGGCCTTGCCCTGGTCGCTGAACGTCTGGTCGCCGACCTTGAAGGACTGGGTGCCGTCCGCATTGCTGGTGGTTTCGATCGCACTGTTGATCGCCCCCTCGCGTGCGGCATTGGCCTCAGCCTGTCCGTCCTTGGCGAGGTTGCGCATCTTTCGCTGATCGATGACGCCCTTGATCTGGGAACCCATCTGCATGCCCTGTCCAAGGCCCTGCGCGAAGGAACCCAGCCCGACGGAGAAATTCACCATATTTGCCTCCTATGCGGCCTTTCGGCCATCTTTGCGGATGACGCCGCGCTCGAGCTTGCTGACCTTGTCGTCGAGCTCGCGGATCGCGCCGAGCGTGACGCCGATCGCATCTACGACGGGGATGGACTTGCCGTCGCCCTTGCCGGTCGCGGCCTGGAAGTCCTCGGCATAGGGACCGATGTGGCGGCCTTCGTCGGCGATGCCAGGACGATAGGTCCATTCTTCCACCGGCATTTTCCTGACAGCCTCCAGCACGCCACGCGCTGGCTTCTTCTCGGTTTTGTAGTCCTTCGAGCTTGCCATGATGGCGGCGCCCGCGACGGTGCCGAGTGTGTTGAAGATGCCGCCACTCGCCTGCTGCTGCGCCTGCCAGGCGCTCAGCTGGTTCTGATACAGGCTGTTGAGCGTGTTGGCCTGGCCCGCATAGCCGTTCATGGCGGTTCCATAGCCGCCCTGCAGGACGCCGAGCGACTGGTTCGCGGTCGAAATCGGCACGGTTGATGTGCTGACCGCGCTGCTGCCTGCGGTCACGCCGAGGCCCAGCGACCCGGCGGCCGACGAGGGCAGGCCGTTGCCCAGATTGATCGAGTCCGCCTTCAGCGCGAGGCCCTTGTCGCGCGCGAGCTGGCGCGCGTTGTTCTCCGCGCCGGCTGCGCCCAGCGACACCTGCACGTCGGACGCGCGCTCGATCCCGGCGTAACGGCCGCTCGTAGGCGAAATGCCCATGGATGCCATCTGCCGCTGACGCTGCTGCGCCTGGCCGGTCGCCGCGTTGATGACGTCGGCCCTGGCTTTGGATGCAGCCTGGTCCTGATACGCTTCGCTGCCGTATTTATTGGCTTCGGCGATGAACTCGTCCTGGAGCGGCTGGAACACGGACTTGTAGCGGTCGCGATCTTCCGACGCCCATTCCTGCGCCTGCGTCGAGGCATCGAGCTGGGCGTTGGCGACGCGGGTCGAGAGATCGTCGAGCTTGTCATTGCGCGCATTCTGCGTCGCATATTGCTCCTTCGAGAAGTTGAGGAACTCCTTACCGAGCTCAGCCTGCATGATCGCGGCGCGTCCGATCTGCGGATCGGGGCTGGGGGAACTGCCTTTACTGCTCATGGAGCATGTCCTTTGCGATGAAGGGGCACTCCTCACGGAGCATACCCATGACGATCATGTCGCCGCCGTCGTTCGCGCCGCGGCGAAGCGCACCCTCGATCCTGAAACCGAAATGCTGGTTGAGCCGAAGTGCGCGCTTGTTCGATGCGGGGACGAGCCCGGTCATGCGCTGCAGGCCACCGACGATGAACGGATAGGTGAAGCCAGCGGCGATGAACCTGCGCGACAGCCATCCGGGGCGCTGGTCGCTGACAAGATGGACGCTGCAATCCGTGCCGGTCCATCGCTCGTAGATGGCGACGGCGCGGATATCGTCGAGCGTGCCCCAGCCGATCGCGCGCGCGTCGGAGAAGAAATTGAGCCCGAACTGCTTCGTCGCCCAGGCGATGAGGCGGTCAGGTTCGTCGAGAATGATGCCGGGTGCAGACATGCGCGGATCCATGAACAGGGAGCCGCACTCATGCGCGTCGCAGCACTATAGCGCAGGACTCGCCTAAGAGGAAACCGCCGTCCGCATCGCGACGAGGGCGGCGCGCATGGCCGCGACATCGGCCCGTAGCAGATTATGCTCGGCGGCTGTGGGCGCTGCCATGACGTCGCTTGAGGTGAGGTCGGGAATGGCGACCGCGCCGGCGGCCGACTGCAGCGAGGCGAGATCCTGCGCGACGGCCGCGCCGCTCTGGTCGAGCGCGTCGATGGCCGATTGCGCAAGCGCGATCGCCTGCTGCACCGACGTTAACGTCTCCTGAAGGCCGCCGAGCTGCTCCTGCGCCGCCGCCAGGCCCTGCTGGGTGGTTTCCAGCTCGCCTTTCGTTTCGTCGAGGCTGGCGCTGATCGTGTCGAGATTGTCGGACAGCTGCTCGAGCGTGGCGACGGCATCGGCCAGATCCTTCTGCACGTCAGCCGTGCCCTTGCGCAGATTGGCGATGAACTCGCGCAAATCCTGCGCGTCGCCTTCGCGCATAGCCGCCTTGCGCCGATCGCCGCGCTCGCCGTTGAGAATGCCGACCTTCTCGTTAAGGAGGCGGAACGCCTGATTGTTCTCGACCGACGAGTTTGCGCCGCGCGGCGTCATGCCGACAGCTCCGTGGGCGAGAATGCGAGGGCGATGGCGGTGACCTTCGCATTGCTCTCGACCTCTATCTCCCAGTTGCGCGCGAGGAAGCCGGACGGCAGGCGCGCGACCTGGTTGACGGTCTGCACGCTGGCGACCTGACGGCCGTCGGCGATGATGCGGGCGGTGAAGCTGAGCGTGGTTGCGCCCGCTATCTGCTCCACGTCTGCGAGGAAGCAGGAGAAGTTCACATGGCCCGCCAGCGCGAAAATCTTCGAGCGCCAGGTGCACATGTCGGGCGCGGCGGTGAGCGCGTCCCATTCGAGGATCTCGAGGCCCTCGGCGTAGAAGAGGCGGCTGGTTTCGATGTCATAATACATCGCGGTTGCGTGGGCGTCGGCGTGCGTGATGAACGGCTGCTCGCCGCTGAGGTCGATGACGAGCGTCGCGGGTGGTCCCGAGATCGGCGTGTAGGACGTCACATAGCGTCCGGAATGGACGCTGGCGACGAAGGAGGCGGGCTTCAGCCGCTGCCACTGGTCGCGCGTGATGAGGTTGCGCGACACCAGCTGCGCGCCCGACGTGTTGATGACGACGAGCCCTTCGGGCGAGGGATAGGCGATGGAATAGCCCAGATCGACGATGCCGCGCGCTGAGACGCAGGGGAGATTCACCTCCAGCTTCTCCATGGACATGGTGTCGGGCGCGGTGCCGGCGACGATATAGGGCTGGCCGCGCGTCATGACGGCGACGGCCGAGCCGAACACGCCGAGGCCCACAATCTCATAATCCATGGTCAGGATATATTTCTCGGGCCAAGCGTGGGGGCGGTACGGCTCGCAGAAATAGAGCTTCTTGCCGACGAACGCGGCCATCATGCCATTTGGCATCGGCACGAGGCCGGAGAGGTTGGCGGGCGGCGCATTATAGTCGAGGGAGGGAAGCTGCTCCTGGATGTCGTTCTCGCCAGCAAGATCCGTGAAACCGGACGCGGATACGGCGCGCTCCTTGATGAGATAGAGGAGCGTTTCGCCGAGCGCGCTGGTCTGCGAGCGATAGATGCGCATGCGGTCGATCGGCCGGCCGGCGGGCGGCAGCGCGAAGCCGGACAGCACGACATTCAGTCCCTCGCTCCAGAGCAGGGCATTGCTGAGCGGGGCAGGCTCCGATTCCTCGTCGAGCGTCGTCACCCATGTATAGGTGTAGAGGATGGTGGAGCTGAGCTCGGGATCAGGCGTGCCAGTCTGGATCGAGGCGACGAGCGCTCGTGAGGGCGCGGGCACCGCGAGCGGGTAGGTGACGCCAGCCGCGATGACCTTGGGCGCGCCGTTGCCTGTCACATAGAGGCGATCCTCGGCGATCGGCGCGGGCACGACGGACACGACGGCCGACCAGGTCAACCAGTCGTCACCGTCGAGGAAGATGGTAAGCGCGGTGGACGACAGCGCTTTCGCGAGCGTGGGGACGCGCAGCGGCGTGATCGAGCCATCCTCTAGCTTGACCGTGCGCGCAACCTGCGCCGCACTGTTGGCGAGGAGGCGCGCCTCGACGCGAGGTATTTCGCCGCCGAAGCCCGTGATGCTGATCGCCATTATTCCCTCTTGCTCTCAGTCTGTTCAGCGCGGTTGCGGTTGCCGGCGATCCCGGCGCCAGCCCTAGTGCGGGAGGCGCCGGGATCATTGGGTTAGGCAAAATCGCCCCGCGCCTGCACCGTCGCGTAATCGGCATCCAGGACGGCAAGCGGGTCGCGGCCCGATCGCGCGAGGTTTTCGATGAAACCGCGATACAGGCGAAACCCGTTGAACATGTCCCCGGCGTTTGAACTGAATGCGCCCGTGCGCCCCATGGCAAAGCTCTTGGCCGAGAAGTCCTGCGAGTTGTTGGGGCCAAGCGCCGCCGTGGCCGTTTTCGCGGGTAGCCCGCTGGTCAGGCTCCGCAAACGCAGTCCTTGCCCTGCCGCATTACGCCACGCGGCGATTTGGCAGATGGTGCCAAAATCACCGTCATCCGCCTTTACAGTCATGGATGTTTCGACGGTGCCTGCGCCGGTCTGTCGGCGGACCTGCAACCGGCCTACGTTGACCGCGCCAAGCTGAAAACCGAGGTTAATCATCGACGGGGCAGCATTGTAAGCGTCGTCCGAGGCGATGGTGATAAGGCCCGCCTGCGTGTTGTCCATGTTGGCCTTAGAGGCCAACTTTACATACATACAGAGCAGGTAATGCTGCGAAGCACCGCCATAGGCTGCGAAGATGTCAGCGAGCACTGACGCAGGAATAATTACCCCTTTAGCGCTGGCGGTGGTTCCAGCGCCACCAGTCAGAGGATTTTCGGTCCCGGTGTAATCGAACCCGCCACCGGCATAGGTCACAAGCGCACCACCTGACGCGGCAATCTGGTCAAGCCGCCCGTTAGCGTGCTCGGTCATGTCATAGATGATTGCACCGTTGCTCGGATTGCCTGCGGCCGGACGCGTGGCCGGATCGCCGCCGGGATAGCTCCACGGGAAAGCCAGATCGAACATAAAACGCACACCGTCATTGGGCACGTCCTTGAGCGTTGCGTCGCGCCAACGCTTGGGGCGGGTGACATCCTCGGCAACGCCGGTAGCCTTGAGGTTGGGAACGCCAATAGCTGCCATTTTTCTTACTCCATGTCTTCGAGGGGTTCCCAGACACAGAAGGTCTGGCTGTCGGGGTCGCGATCGTCGCGGAAGGGGACGTCAGCGATCTGGAACGGGTCCACGCCTTCGCTCTTGGGAAAGACCACAAGGTCTACGAGGCCGCTGGCTTTGACGCCCAGCACCATCGCAAGGGCGGTGTAGTCCTTATCGGGGGCGGTCACCGGGTTTTGCAGAACCCGGTAGCGCACCCGGTCATTCTCGGCCGGAATCATGCTGCTTTCCTCATCGGTGGGTAGAAGCTCTCGATACGACGCTGGGCCATCGCCCATCCCCCGAGGCCGGTGGTCGGGTGGATCCTGTCGCTGTGGTAGAACCTGAGATTGGGGTTGGGATTGGTGTCGCCGTACTCAGCCGGATTGGCGCCATCGCCGAAGCTGTCCTGATCGCTATCGACCGCGATCCTCAGCGTAAGGGCGCGTTTGCGCAGTTCACGCTCGTAGTCGGCGATCGCGATGACGTTGGTGTCGCGCTGGTTCTCGGCCGGTGTGTCGCAGGCTATATCGACGCCGGGCAGCGCGGTACGAATGCCGCCCACCAGTGTCGTGATTTGGTCGCCCCAGGTCGTGGCGGCGATGTTAGCGCCCTGCGAGTTGGTGCCGTCCATGTAGAGAACGCCGGTGATGTCGCACATCTGCAGCGACAGGCGGAAATTGGCGGTGCTGGCGACGGCTGCGTACTGGCCCACGCGCGAGCCGGTGGCGGCCAGCTTGTTGAAGACATAGCCGGATGCGGCGCGGCAGAACGTCCCCCAGATCGCGCAGGACCCCGACACCCATTCGATGCGGATAGTGCCGGCGCTCGCAGGCAACAGGGCGGCGATGTCGATGTACTGGAACACGCCCGGATTGGTCGACAGATCGAGGGCGGTCCACGTCGTGCCGCCGTCACGCGTGATCCGCGCCGCTGCCCCGGCCGCAGCGATGTAGCCGAGGCGGGCGACGGTGTTGGGATGATTGGCGGGGAAATCCTGCTCAATCGCGTCGCCTGCCTGCGTAAGCGTGGCCATCGACAGGTCGGCAGTCTGCGCGCTGTAGTACGTGCCGACGACGTTACCGTAGTGGCGCACCGCGTATGCCGCGCGGACATTGCCCTGTTTGAAGTTCGGCTGATTGCCGACCACCCATGGCGCGGTGTTGCTGGAGGTGAGGAAACCGAAGCCGGTAAAACCGGCGCCGCCATCGCCGAAGCGCGCGAAACCTTCATTGGCGAACTTGGCGCACCAGCGGTCGGGATTGTGGGTGTAGCTGTCGCCCATGCCCGCGAGGCTGACGAGCGGAAGGAGGCCGGTGGAGTTGAGCGCCGTGCCGGCCTGCAGCATCGCCAGCATTGCCTTGGTCTGGCGCATCAGGCGCGGGCGGTAGGCACCGATTGCGGGGGCGCCGTCGGGTGTCGTGATTGCCGACACGCGCGAGGTCAGGGCGGCAACCGCCGACGTGTTGGTCGCGACCGCCAGAGCGAGCGCGGGATCGGTGGTGTAGATCGCCTGTATGACACGATCGCCAGCGTCCGTAACTATGAGGGAGATCGACGTATCGAGCGTTTCAAAGCCGGTGAGAGCGGAGCCTGTCGCCTGCAAGTTGGCGATTGCTGCTGAGTGGGCCTGCACCGTCGCGTAGTCAGCAAGCTGGCCGACCACGCGCAGACCGGCGTCGAGCATCCACAAGACCGCGCTAGCGTCCAGGGTCTCGAAGATATCCGAGGTGGTAGCGGTCTCCTGCAAGTCCACCGTGATCGGATCGGGCAGCATGAACATGATGCGCCCGCCCTCATCGGTCACAAACAGCACTGCCGATGTATCGAGCGTCTCGAACGTAGAAACATCGATGCCGGCAAGGTGCGCGCGCTCCCCCACCGTCATGCTGACATTGGCGGTGCCGTCGGCTATCTGATCTGCACTAACTTCTTGCCTCTGGATCGCAGTGTATCCCGGCGCGCCAGCAATCCGTCGATAGACCCACTGCGTTCCACCGTCTCCAGCGTTCGGCGCCAGAAAATAGGTGTCGACCGGAAGGTCTGCGCCATCGGCTGGCGTTGGACGATAGGAAGACGACGAAAGCGCGCCCGATAGGGCGGTCTCAACGTCATCCTGGCGCGCCTCTACAGCAGCAACGGCCGCCTGGTTCTGCGCGGCGGAAGCGTTGATCTGCGCTTGCGTGCCCGGTGCGGCGGCATCGCCCTGGTCCTGATAGTAGGGTGCAACGTCGATGCGCAGGAAAAGACGCTTCTTGCCCACATTGGGATCGCCAAGCGGCGCGATCGCATAGAAGAGTTTGCCCACCGCGACTTCCGCGACGGCCGTCGCCATGCTCATGAACATCGGCGCGCTGCCGTCTTCGAACAGAGGCGCAGCCTGCTCCACCATGAGCTGGATAGTACGGCGATTGGCAGTGGTGTAGCCGACCGGCATTGTCGTTCTCCGTTAAGGTGTGGGCGTGTCGGTCTGGTCGCCGACGGCAATGCCATCGTCGTCAGATGTCGGCCGAGTGGATTTGACGCGGATGACCTGATCTTCCGACATCCAGAGCCAGCCAATGGTCGCGCCGGCCGCAATGGGCCGGATCGCGATCGGGTTCTGCCAGCCCGAGTTGGTGACGAGATGCCCGTCGTTCGAAACGATGATGGGCGTCCCGACGGCGACACCGTCGTCATACATGTTGATCTGGAAGTCACCGGCCGCGACCTGATGCAGCTGCACCTCGAGACCACCGGCATCCATGAAGTTGATCTTGCGTGCGGTACCGTCGGGCGATTTCAGATTGACGTTGAGATCGCCGTCGGTGCTCCGGAAGGTGATATCGCCTTCCGTCTCGAACCCGGCCGTCGGACTGAAGGGAATGTTCGGCTCGAGGCGGCGGTCCGCCTGGTCGATGAGGCCCATGTCGATGGCGTTGCCGCCGACATTCTCCCACTTGGCCGTGAGCATGCCCGTCGTCGATCCGGAAACGCGGGCGGGGAAATCGACGCTGGTATTGATGTAAACCGCGTGCGTCATCTGACGCGCGGCGCCTGCACGGCTTTCCACCGCCTGGACATCGATGGAGAGCGGTCCACGCTGCCCGAAGACGGTGACAGCCGAGGAATTCTCGGGATGGTCCGCTGTGATCGTTCCCACATTCTCGATGTCCGCGACGACGCGCCCGCCGCACGCCTCCAGACGAATGCCGGCGTCGCGTCCGCCCGTGATCTGCGCCGACACATTGGCCTTGCGGAAGCCGCTGAACAGCATAGTTGGCGCGGCCATGTCGTGGTTGACGATCGCGTTGGCGACCGACACCTGATCGAATCCGGTGATATCAAGGCCGCCCTCTGCCGGCGTGACGCGGATCGCTTCAGCGGCGCGCGGCCACTGCTTGCTGATATCCTCATAGGTGGATTCAAGGATTGGGCTGTCGATGACGATACGATCGGTGCCGGTGCAGACGATGTTGGACTGCCACAGCTTGGGGTGAATGACCGAGACGCGGCCGCGCTGGCGCTGGAACTTGTCATCGGCCGGACGCGTGTACCAGTTGCCCGACAGCACGAAGCCGCGGCGGAAGTGCACGCGCGCGGCTAGCGCGGCCTCGCTGTCCGTGTCGTAGCCTGGAGGCGCATTGCCCGACCAGTTCGTCGTCGCGATCACGGTCGACAGGCCATCACGGCCGTCGAAGATGTCGTTGATCGAGACGATGTCGAAGAATTCCTCGTCTTCGCCATGCACCTCGATGTTTGGCCCGAGCGCCGTCCAGCCGCCGTCGCCGTGATAGAAATTCCGCTCCGAGTAGAAGCGGTTCATCGCGATCTGCGCGCCGCCCTGCATATTATTGTAGATGTCGCAGCCGATCATGGACCAGTCGTTGGACGTCTTGCCGAAGTCGAGCGCTCCCCAGCCGAACACGGCATGGCCCCACCAGCCGTGAATAGCGCATTCATAGACCTGAAGGCCGTGGACGGCGCCGCCCGAGATCGCGTGGCCCTGGATCCACATATTGCCGTCGGACGTGCCGGCGACATAAGCGGAATAGGTCTGGTTCGCCTCATTTCCGTCGATGTCGAGCCACCTAAACCCGACCTTCGATACCTTGTCGTCGGGAAGCTCTTCCCAGAAGGGCACGTAGAACAGGCCGCCCGGATTATGGTCGCCAGGCGCAGCGAGGAACTTCGCCTTTGACGTGCGCGAATTGCCGCGCAGCTCGACGCCCGACACGAGCGGGATGCGGCCACGACGGAAGGCAAAGGGCGCGTCGGCTAGCCCCTTCTCCTTGAGGATCAGATAGCCATAGGTCTCGTAATCGCCGCCGCAGACATAGGTGCGATCATCGCCGCCGCAGTTGATCACGCCGACGCCCCAGGACGCGGCATCCTCCATGACGTTCTTGATCGCGTCGGTCGTGGCGACCATATCCGCCGGATCAGTCGATCCGTTGCGGCTGGCCTCCTCCCAGAGGTTGATGCCGTTGTTGCGCAGATAGGCCCGCGTCGTGAACACGGCCACCTTGACGCCAACGCCGCCGATCTTCTGCGCCGCGAAGAATTCGCCGTCTGGCGTGCAGACATAGAATCCTTCGCCCTCGTCGACGTCGGCCGCCCCGGCCGCGAGGCTTTCGTACCAGCCGCCGGCCGGGCCGCCGGTCGCCGCCAGGCGCTGGAACAGCGCGTTGGGATCATCGGCATCGATGAGACCGGCGTCGAACATCTGCGTAGTGGCGGAAAGGCCGTCGTCGCCCGCATCGCCTTTTTGATCGGCGAGCCACTGCTCGGCGGTGCCGGTATAGCCTTGCAGCTTGGCGAGCTCATATGCGGACAGGCCGTCCGGACCGTTAGCGACGGTGACCGAGGTGACGACGGCGTCGTCCTGGTCGATGACGCGAATGACCGCATTGAGTAGCGACGTGCCCAGGATCGCATCGGGCGCGGGGAAGAGACGGATGCGGAAGGTGCGCACCGACGTGTCGCCAGGCGCGCGGCCATACACCAGCACCTGCACCGTCTTTTCCGTTTCACCCGGGAGAAAGGTCTCGTCGCCGGCTGCCTCGGCATAGTCCCGGCCCGGTACCGCGGTGACCGCTTCCGTTGCCCACTGGACGGTGACCGCTTCCTCCGGGCTCTGCGAGAGCCGGATCAGGAAGGTAGCGTAAGAGGAGCCTTCAAGGATGGGCATATGTGCAGCCTTTGAGAAAGACCGCACTCATGCGCGATGGACGGGGCATTATAGCCTAAGTCGCGCGTCCTGAAAGGGGTAAGGTGGCCGCGACATTGCCGTCGATCACGAGCGTTGCGTTCCGGTTGCCGACTATCGTCGGCGCGAACCGGACCTGGAGCGTGAAGCTTTCGCCGGGTGCGAGCCTGCCGCTCGTATCGCTGGTGAAGGTGAAGGGTGCGCCGATCGTGATGGACTGGATCGAGGCCTGCTCTGCGCCGACATTCGTGACCTCGACGGCGATCGGCGCGGACGTCGCGCCAACGGCTGTTGCGGGGAAGCTGACGCTGGAAGGGGCGAACGCATATTGCGCGATGACGCCGGCGCCGACGCTGTCGGCGAGCTGCTCGGCGCTGATCTCGACGATCTCGACCGGCGCAGCATCGCCATGCGTGACGATGGCAAAGCGAATGAGCCAGCGACGCTTGCCGCTCGTCGTGACGGTCGTGGCGACGACATAGCGCACCTCGTCCTGACCGCCCGAGAGCCAGACGATGACGGCGTCCGCGCCATATTCCATGCGCACGATGCCCATGGCGGGATCGGTGACCGGGGAGATGGTGGCCACCGCGCCGGTAACGGTCTCGCCTTCGAGCAGATAGCGGCGCATGTCGATGGTGTAGGAATAGGCGCGGTCCGCGTCCTTTTCGTACAGTTCCATGGCACCGGGACCGCGATCGGAGACCTCACGGTCCGGCGCGTAGGGCAGGCGTGCATATTGGAGCGGGATCGCCGTAAACGGCGCGCTCTCAGAAATAGCGGGCTCGGGTTCGGACGGGGGCACGCTGCTGACCTCGCTTGCTGACGTTGAAGTTGCTGTCCTTCGCCTGGATGAAGCGCCCGCGCCGGTAGGCCGCGTTGGTAAGGTCGCTATAGGGCTGGCCGGGAATCTCGAGGATGGCGGCGAGCGCACCGTCCGCGATAATCTCGCCATACACATCGTACAGGAAGTCGGGCAGCTCGTCGGCATGCTGGGACGGCATGAGGAAGAGGGATAGATGCAGCGCGCCGGCAGCGTGCGGGATCAATCGCACGCTGTTGAGCTCCGCCTGCGTGATCGCACGCGGCAGGCCGGCTTCGCTCGGCGATACGTCGGCATAGGCGATGCGCTCGAGCGGCATGCCGTTGAACTGCGCGGCCTCGATCTCGAACAGCATCGCGTCCTGCGGCACGCAAATGACCTCCGGAACGTCGTCGGTCGTGGTGAGCGTGTCGACGAGGCGCCAGCAACGCGTCGCCTTGCAGAAGTCGCGGGCAGCGGTCAGCACATGGCTTTCGGCCAACGGCTCGGGGCAGGCGGTGGCGTAGGGCAACACCCAGCGCAGGAAGTCGGCGAGCTGGCGCATCAGTCAGCGCCCGTCCGAGGCGACTGGTTCGGGCTGGCAAGTGCCTCCTGGTTGAACTTGATGCCGATCGCGTTGGCGAATTGCTGATAGTGGAGCGCCGCGCGCTGCGCGTTGCCGGCATATTGCGCATCCTTGGCGAAGGCGCGGTAGCAGACATAATCGACCAGCGCGTTGGCGTAGATGCCCGCGAGCGTGAGCGCGACGGCATAGGCTTCGATATCGTCAGTGGCTTTGCCGCGCACCGGCTCTATTCGGGGCGGATCGATCGCGAGCACCGCCTCGATTTTGCCGGTACCGTCGTTGCCGGGGTAGACGTAGAAGGAGCGGGTGTCCTCCTCGTCGTAGACATAGTGCTTGACCGTCCGGCTGTAGCGGACGTCGCGGCTGTCATGCCAATTGCGGTTCTGCGCGTCGAGGATGTCGCGCGAGCAGATGCGGATGACGGGGCCGCCATTGCGGGCACCGTTCGCGTCGATCGACTGGATGTTGCGGGTGACGCGGAGCAGCTGGATGGCACCCTCTGGCAACTGCTGGAGCGTGCCGGCCTGGAGGTCGAGCACGCGATTGTCGCTGGCGGCGCTGGGCTTCTGCAGCGCGATCTCACGCTGGCCGTCGTCAAGCCACAGGGCGAGCTCGATGAGCGGCCAGCGGACGCTGGTCTCGTCCTGGATCAGGCGGCGCGCACGATCCAGGACTTCCGAAGCCAGCGCCATGAGGTCAGCCCGCCTTGTGCTCGGCGAGGGCGGCGGCGATCTTCTCGGCGCTCCAGCGCCCGTTCGGGCGATGGCCGATCAGCTCGTCATACTCTTTCGCAAGCGCTTCGCGATCGAGTTCACCCGAGGGCGGCGGCGGGGGAGGAGCCTGCTGCTCCTCATCTTCCTCGTCGCCGTCCTCTTCTTCCTCGTCGGTATCGGAGCCGGCGCCACCCGCCGCGCCGGCTCCGCCGTCACCAGTGTCCTGCAAACCGCCGGTGTCGCTGCCGGGGGAGTCCGCCTGGTTGGGGACGATGCTGTTGGCGGGCGCCTGCGGAGAGGAGAGCTCCGTTGGCGCCCGCACGCCGGCGAGCAGGCTCGCGGGCGAAACTGGGACCTTGCGGGGGTCGGGCAGGGGGAAGCCGTCGAGATTGGCCTCGCCTGCCGCGATCTTGTCGATGAGCAGTACGAGCTCGCCCGGCTCGGCCTGCATGTCGGGGATAGCGCGCACGAAGTCGTGGAAGGCCTCGATATCCTGCGGGCCGCGGAAGATGAAATAGGCGCCTTCGATCACGGGCAGATCGCCGGCGGTCGACAGGATGCTGCCATCGGCCAGGCGGAAGCCCTCCTTGATGGCGAGCAGGGTGGCGATATCGCGCTCGTCCTCGACCTCGGCAACATGCTTGCCCTCGGCGTTGGCGCGGAAATGATAGGTGCCGGCGAGGAGCGTGACCTTCGTCCCGAGCTGGCGCTTGATGATGGATTCGATGAGCATGGGTGGCTCCTTCCGGCGGGAAACGGAAAAGAGGCGGGAGGGGTGCAGCCCTCCCGCCCTCGTCTTACTGCGTGTAGAAGACGATCAGGGTCAGCTTCTTCGTCGGGTCGGCTGCGACCTGAGCGCTGAACTGAAGCCCGATGCCGCGTGCCGCCTCGACGGGCGCGACATTGTAGGCAGCTGCCTTGTCCGGAGCCGCAACCGCATTGAGCGCGGTGGCAGCCGAGAACAGTTCGGTGCCAGCAACGCGGGTGTCGTCGTCGGCGCCCAGCTCGCCGGTCATGACCCCGCCACTGGCGGTGACCGCCCCGAAATCGCCTTCGGGGATCAGCTTGTAGCCCACGATCTGGGCATATGCCGGCAGCACGCCCAGTTCGAGGATTGCCGCTGCCGCCAGCGCTGCCGTGAAGGTGTGGCGAAACTTCACGGCATGAACGGCGCCGGCCGTCTGAGGGCGCGGCGTGGCGGCCGTGCCCTGCGCATGACGGGAGTGGATGATGGTTGCCATGTGCCCTGCTCCTTATGCGGCCGGGTTCTTGGCATAGGTGTCCAGCGCCATGACGCCGAAATCCTTGCCGTTGAACCGGGTCTTCTTGACGCCGATGATGGTGCCCGCGACGACGGTCGGCTCGTTGCCGTAGTCGTCCACTTCCTCCTTCCAGGTGAAGCGCAGGCCGCCTGCCGTGCCATAGGCGACAACGCCTGCCTGGCGGCCCATGAACAGGGCGCGCGCGGCGGGCAGGTTGGTGCCTGCACCATAGTCGCTGAACCGGATCGTCGATTCATGGCTGTGCAGCACGGCATTGTTGATCATGCCGAGGCCACCCTTGAAGATCGGCGAGTTGCGCGCCTCGGCGGCGGCAGCAGCCTTCTGGATCTCCAGCCAGCCGGCTGCGCCCGCTTCGGTCCGCATGTTATACTCCTGGAAGGGAGACATGAGGATGACGTAGTGGCGCTCGCCGTTGAGATCGACGGGCAGCATGTTGGCCGTCTTGGGATTGAGGGCGCGCATCATGCGTGCGCGGACGGTGGCGCGTTCGACCAGCTCGCGATTGAAGCCGTCGTCGGTGCTGATCGTTGCCTTCGAGGTGGCATCGCCGCCGAACAGGATATGCTCGGCATCCGGCGCCTGGATCAGGTTGCCGGCGTGGCCGGTCCAGTCCGTGTCTTCGATGAAGTCCTCGTTGATGCCGCGCGCGCCCGACAGATAGATGAAGTTCATCTCGTCGATATACTGCGACCAATAGTCGGACAGGCGATCCTTCGCGACGTTGCGCAGGTTGTGCGCGGTGCGCTTGCGCGTCATGCGACCGCCGGCCGAAACCGCGTGACGGGTCTGGTCGATCGCCACTTCGTCCGTATAGAACTTGAGGTTCTCTTCCTTGCCCTTGACGCGATTATCGCCCTGCGTCGGCTTGCCGCGCAGCTGGACGGAAAGGTCATAGCTGATGCGGTCGCCCGCGTCGGAATCCAGCTCGGTCTTGCGCTGGATGATGTTGTTTTCGCCTTCGCCGACGAACTTGCGCTGGAAGTAGCTCTTCTTCGCCGTGTCGATGAAGAGCTTGCCCGACCACTTCTTCTGCGCCTTGGCGTCGCCGAAGGGGATGACAGTCTGTCCCATTGGTGCCCTCGTGGAGTTAAATCCCGCAGAGCACTCATGCGCTTATGCCGACGCGGATTTTGCCCTATCCGCGTGACACTTGCAACAGCTTCCTAAGATTGGGTCTGAACCGGGATGCCGGGGAGCCCCGGCATCCGCCTGATCTTCAGTCCGGGGTCCGCGCGGATCGCTATCCGTGCGAGCTGACCGGACTTCTTTTCGAGGGTGAGGACGACACCGTCCCCAATCTCGACGCTTTCGCCCACACGGACATCGAGTTTCAACATGGTCCCCGCTTCCTTCTGGTAGAGCGGCGCCTCAGGCGCGGCTCAGATAGTCCTGCTGGTCGGCTTCACTGAGCTTGGCGAGCGCATCCTCATATTCGATGGTCATGCCCTTCTCGAGCAGGCCATCGAGATACGAATATTTGCCATCGTCCCCGACCTCGATGTCGGCGGCCGGCAGATTGTGCAGCGTCGGCGGCAGCTCGGGCTTGGGTTTCGGTTTGGGCTTCGCTGCCTTTCCAGCCTCCTTGCCCTCGGCTTTGGGCTCATCCTTGGCGGCCGGCTTGATGCCCATCTCCTCCTGCCAGATGGCATGCGCCTTCTCGAGCTGCTTGCGGTTGGAGAGGCCCGCGCTTTCCGGATCGGCCGTCACGCGCCGCACGACGGTGTCGAACGACTGCAACCGCGTCTGGTTGGCATTGAGCTCGGGGTTCTTGGTCAGGAACTTCTGCACATCGCCATACCATGCGGTCTGCACGGCCTCGTCCTGCTCGGCCTGGCGCGCCAGCTTGCCCGAAAGCTCGACCTTCTGTTCGGTCAGCTTGTCGATCCCGGCGATATATTCCTTGGTCGTGATCTCGCCATCGTCGAGCTGCTTTTCGAGCGCGTCCTTCTGGGTGTCGAGTTCGCTCAGCTTGCCGTTGATCTCGTCGGCGTTGACGCGCTCGCCGGTCGGACGAGGCGAGGGGGTATCGTCGTCGTCATCGCCATCGTCGCGACCTTCCTCGCCGGCCCCTTTGTCAGCGGCGCCCGCGTTTGCGCCTTCGTCGGCTGCGCCGGCGTCAGCGTCATCGGCACCCTCGTCGCCTTCATCGTCACCGGCACCGTCGTCATCGCCTGCGTCGTCATCGCCGTCCTGGTTGTCGTCGCCTTCTTCGCCCTCGTCATCGTCGGCGAGGCCTGCGCGCTCTTCGTCGGTGAGGAGGTTGAGATCCTCGTCTTTCAAATCGTCGGTGTTCATTGTTCTGTCCTTTCTCGGGGGATGGTTATGCGCCGCCCATCGGCGCGGGTGGTTGATCCACGCCGGGTTCACCGGCCGCTTGCGCCTGCTGTTGCGCGAGCTGCTGCTCCTGCGCCGCCTGGATCGCGGCGGCCTGATCGGCTTCAGCCTCACCCTGCATTACGCCCTGGATGCGCGCGTCCTCTTCCTGCTCGGAACGTGATTGGAAGCCGGACTCGCGCAACAGTTCGTCGGCAACCGGCACGGCGATTGGCGCGGCGAGCATCTGGAGCGCCGTTTCCAGCGCGGCGCGTGTCGCGGCGATGTTGCCTTCCGCGATGGCGGTCTGTGCTTTCTGAGCCTCCTGCGCGAGCTTCTGCGCCTGCGCCGCCTTCTGCTGAGCGCTCGCCTGCTTGTCGGCGATCGTCGCGTCCGTGAGCGCGTCCTGCCGCTGCTGGGCGGCCTGCTGCGCCTGGTCGCGCGCGATCTCTTCGGGCGTCGGCTCCTCGGCGTCAGGATCGCGCATGCCGGTGATGGAGCGAATGCGGCGGACGAGCTCGTCTCGCTGCGGCACGTCCATGCCTTCGACGACGAGGTCGAGCATCACGAGCGCTACCTGCGGATTGACCGGGGCCAGCTGCTGGAGGAGCGCGAGCAGCTCGTCGACCTGCGCCTGACGGACGGACGCGCGCCAGTCCTGCTCGCTTATGACATAGTCGGCCTTGGCGGCGATGATGTCATTCTCGGGCATGCCGTCGTTGACCGTCACATATTCGGGCGTCCCGCGCATGTTCGTGATCCGGAACGCCTTCTCCTCGGTCATGTACTGCTCGACCGTGGACAACTGCTTTTCGCCCTGCACCTGGGCTGCAAAGCGCAGATTGTCGAAGATGCCGGCGGTCGCCATCGCGCCCTGCTCCTGACGGCGGCCGATCGCGATGCCCGAACTGGCGTTGGTGCGTCGTCCGAGATTCTCGTCGGTAACGCCACTCTGCTGCTGGATCATCACGATGGAGCGGCTCATCAGGTCGAGATGCGCCGGCGCTAACTCGCGATCGGCATTGATGTTCAGCTCCTTGCCCTGCTTCTTGACGATGATGCCATCTGGGCGCGACACCTCCTCGGCAAACTCGTCGAGATCGGGGACGGCGCCCTCGTCCATAATCGTCTTATTCGACGAGAGGATGTGTAGGGCTTTGCTGGCGCGCTTGTTGATGTCGCGCTGGATGTCCTTCATGCCCCGGACCATGCCGTAGGGCATGTTGTCGCGGCCGCGCCGGTAGCACCAGATCGGCGTGAACGGGAAACGGTTGTGCCTATATGGGCTGGGCCCGACATAGAGCAGGGCGTTCTCGGTCATGATCGCGACGTGCATGCGCATCATGGTCCGGTTGATGAGCGTGGCGAGGCCCTCGTCGAGCTGGCGCTGATGCGGCTCATAATTGGCGTCGAACACCTCGCCGCGGAAGTCGCCACCGCGCAGGGACTGCACCTGCGTCGGTTTGCGGAACCAGCATTCGATCGCGCGGAAGCGATCCCGGTTCATTGCGAGGTTTTCGAGCGTGCCCTCGGCGATCGCGTCTTCGAGGCTGTCCATCGCGTCATCGCCGAACAGCCAGTCGGTGCCGAACGCGCCGGCCTCGCGGCATGCTTCGCGCAGATGCGTACGGCGCTTGGGGAAGAGCGCTGCGCCGACGTCATAGTCGAGCCACTTCGACCGGAACATGTAGCGGCCGTCGGACAGGTCATATTCCGTCGCGGCGCTGTCCCAGAGCATATTGCGCCAGCTCTCGTAGCGCGAATAGATCGGCTCGCCGTCATCCTCGTCCTGGACGCCATCCTCCAGCCAGCCAACGCCGACCTTCACCGTGTCCTCGAATGCGCGCGAGCGATGGAAGGGCGTGCGGTTGACGTCGCTCAGATATTTGAGGATTTGCGTCTTGCGCTCGGCTGGCTTGCCTTCGGCCTTGCGGCGGGGCAGCACCTTGAAGTCGGTGCGGCTGCGCTTCTCGGTGCCGAGCACCCAATTCACCGTCGTCGAGATGACGTTGTAGACCAACGGCTCCTGACCGCGATCGCGCAGCGTGGCCTTGTCGGCCTGCGTCCACTGCTCGTTGTCGTAGAAATCCTCATCCTCGACCATCTCGGCGCGGTTGATCGCCTGCCGCTCGAGCTCGCGCTGGTAATAGCCGATGAGCTTGCGATGCAGGGCGATGCCCTGCGCGCTGTCGAGGTTCGACGTGGTGCGGTCAGACTTGACCGGCAGCATGTTGGTGCTGTCGGGATAGAGGCGCTCTTCGGGATTGCCCTGGCGGACCTTCCCGAATTCGATGCCTTTGGATTGGGGAGCGTCGTCAAACACGATCACGGATCTCCGAATGATGCTCCTTGCCGTTGCTGTCGCGGCGGAACGCGTCCGCCACGACGGCTGTCTCGAAGGGAGCAGGGGGGATTGAGAGGAGGTCGCCGATGTGATCGCGGATGATCGACGTGATGCGGATGCAGGCGTTGGGGTCGGGATTGATGCGCAGATACTGGCAGAACTGGTACGATGTGCGGGCGCAATGGGCGCCATCACCCAACGCCTCGGACCAGATCCAGGCGGCTTTCATGGGTACGATGCACGGCGTCACTTTCTCATGGCCTTCGTGATGCGCCGGCACGACGACAAGGCACGGCTCGAGCTCGTTGCCGAACCAGGTCAGGAACACGGCCAGGTCGCCATGCTGGTAGCGGGCGTGATACCGCGTGAGATCGAGGGCGAATTCGCGTCGTGCCATGTTCAAGCTGCCATTGCTGAGGGGCGCCGCTTGCGGCTGGGCCGCGATCCGGCTGGAGTTGCGGGTTCGGACCAGCCCTGGGCGAACTGGCGGAAGGCGTCGGCGGCTTCGCTGTGGATGTCGTGACGCGGTGTTGGCTTCCAGACGCCGAGCCGCTCGTCGCGCTCCTTGCTGTAGCTCCCGAGATGCGCGAGGCCTTCTGCGCAGGCGACCTCATCGAACCAGCACTGGCTGAAGATGGATCGTACCTGCTGGATGCCGTGCGTGATGTCTGCAACGCGCGGCACGATCTCGAAGCGCCATGTCGGACGCAATTCTTCCAGCATCGAGAGCGGCGCTGCGACGGTCGTTACGAGCTGGCGCTTGTGCGTGGCGTCGTGCGGGAGATAGTGCGTGCCCCAGAGATAGCCGAGCTGCTCCATCTCCTTGACGAAATAGTCATATGGCTCGCCCCAGCCTTCGATGAAGCCGACGAAGCGATGCTCGAGGCCTACGCGCTGGTGAAGCCAGATTGCCGTTCCGTCGCCGGCGCCGATATCCCAGAAGCTGTTGACCGGCACGTGGCTGACAAGCGGCACGTTGCCGACACGGCCGCCCTTGCGCGCGGCGCTGAGCTGCTTGGCGAAATAGCAGCCCTCGGTCGACTGCTGGAAGGCTTCCTTCGATGTGGACGGGTATTCCTGCCACATCTTCTCGTCGTCGCCGGAGAAGTCGCTGTCGCGCGTGGCGATGTACCATGCGCGCTGGCGCAAGCTGAGCTCGGTGTTGCACGCCGCTTCGACGGTGTCGAAATAGTCGTGCTCCTTGGCGGTGATGATGACCCCCGCCGGGTCCATCTGATAGTCTTCGTTCTTCCACCAGGGCTCGAAGTTGAACCGCCACTCGCGCTGATGGAGTGGTCGATCGATCTGGGAGCGCGCCTCCGCCTTGACCGACTTGTCGTGGAAGTCGCCGCCCTGGCCTTCGGCGGTGCTCTCGATGATGGCGATGCCGTTGAGCGGCACGGCCGGGAGCGAGCCAGTGACGACTTCGCGGGCCTTGTCGGGATATTTGGCGCAAATCTTTCCATATTCGGAGATGTGCAGCCGGTGGATCGTGCCCGACCGCATCGATGTCGCGACGCGGATCGAGCTATTATTATGGGCGAACAGCAACTCCTTGGCGCTGTCGCGCGCCAGCGGCATCAACTGGCGGAGATGGTCGGGCAGATTGTCGTAGGCGAAACGCACCTTGTCGCGGAAGATATTCTCGGCCGCGTCGCGATCGTGGGCGATGATGCCGCAACGCTGGTTGGCGACGAACAACGCGTGGTCGAGCCACATGATGGCGATGAGAGTCGTGAACCCAAGCTGCCGCGCCTTAAGAATCAGCGTGCGGTACCAGAGCCGCTTGAGGAGGCGACGCTGGGCTCGATTGGGGCGGAAAGGCATCACGCTCATGCCGTCGGCGAGCGTGTCGTCCTTGATCATGATCTTGTAGAGCTGGCCCGAGCAGACGCGCCACATCGGGTCGGCGAGACACTCGGTCAGCTCGGCCTGCGTCGAAGGGACGAAGTCGTGTGAGATCGCGTTCACTCGGCGTCGTCCTCGTCGTCCGCATGATCCACTGGCGTGAAGCCGATGGCGCGGCCCTGCAGGTCGCGCATGACCATGGTCAGCGGGTTCTCAGGCGTGCCGAGCTGGGCGGGTTCCTTTTTCCACCCCATGAGGTTGACGATGCTGTCGAGCGCATCCTTCTTGCGCTGGTACTTGATCTTGACGGTGCGCCCGACTGCCAGCGTCTTGGCGTGCTGGCGTTTCAGCTTTCCGCCATGCGCCTGGTCCTCCATCTCAACGTCGGGCTCGTCGCCGATAAACTCTTCCTCGACGTCATAGCCGGTGAGTGCGGCCGCCTCGGCATCGCCCAGCTCGGTCGGCAGCTTGAGCGTGCCGTCGTCATTGTAGAATTTGCGCGGGTCGAAGAATGCGAGCTTGGCATATTCTTCGAGCACGCGTTCGCGCGTCACCTCGAACTTGGCGGCGTCCTTCGCGCGGATCTCGGCGATGGCGGCCTGGATGGCTGGTTGCTTGAGAAGGCGGGCGGCGGCAGTGCGCGCCGCCTGGCCGACCGCCTTGTAACCGGCGCGAGCGTAGGCGGCGGTGGCGTTGTGCGGCGTTTCGGCGAGATACTCGTGAACGAACCTCTCCTGCTGCATGGAGAGGCGTTGCGTTGCCGCGTTCTTCGGCCGCCCTTTCCGGGAAGCCTTCCTTGGCTTTTGTCCCTGTTTCATGCGCCCGTCGCCTTTGTCTTCGCCGCGAATCTCGCGCGTCTGGCGTAGGGTTGGCAAGCATTATCAGTATGATGCTGCTGAAAGTTCAGATTAAATCTAGCTGATCGACACTAAGATGTTGATTTTCCATGTTGGTTGCGCGCTGTCGGGGTGCTGCTGTGTTAGCAGGAATTGCCCGTGGTCTTTGGCGGTCGCGTGGCGGCGTAACATCGCGGGGCGTGATGTGAACGTGGTGAGCCGGTTTGATCCCGCGATCGAAGCGACCCATCTCATTTTCGCCGCAGCTCCAGCAGAAGCGAGGGCAGGGCGCGTCGTCGTCCGGCTCGCGCGCGCCGCAAAGGCAGGCGCGTTCAATCAATGACGGGGTTGCTCGGATCGAGCGGATCACCAAAGATCGCGCCGCTGGCGAATGCGCGCCTGACCGTGGACGCAGGCTTTGTTGCGCTGGGACTATTTAAGCTCACGCTCCAAAATTTATCGAACATCCATCTGGCGGTGAAGTCGTCGTACGGGAAGTCGTTGCGCATGAAACAAGCGGAAAAGTCTCCCCCCAACACCAATATATCGTCGTCCGATGGGAGCGGCGGGATGATCTTCTTCGCATCGCGCTCAGCGCGGTCCGCCAGCGCGATCAGCTCGTGCGCCTTGTCCTCGTAGCAGCTGGCGCGGATCAGCGCGTCATTGGCCGCCTGCCGCTCTGACTGGGCGTCGGCCATGGCGCGATCGGCGAGCGCGCGGATTTCTTCGACGGGTGTCATGCTAGCGGCCTTTCGTGATGGAAGCGAAGTTCGGCGTCCGGGCCCAGCACGGCGTGCATGGCGCGAGCGATGTCGTTGGCGAAATTGTCGCGCTGGTAGTTCGAGGCAAAGGCGCTGATCGCCACGAGTGTGAGCTTGTCGGCCTGGAGGTCGAGGCGAGACGGCGCGATCCACTGGTCATAAACCTGATCACCGAGCAGCTTGCGGACGCCGTCGCGGATCTTGCGGGCGCCGGCATTTTCGCGGCTGGTGTCGTGGACGCGCAGCGGTCCGGCTGGGGCCTGTGCTGGCGATTTGGGCGCGGCCACCTTCACGCCGGCCCTGGCGTCGCGTAGCACACGGCCCGTGATCTCGTTGATCCGGTTGCACCAGGCGCGGTTCCAGTCGCTTTTGCGAGATCCTGCCCGGCTTTCGCCGAGCCAGAAGCTGTGGAACGCTTCGGCCTCGGCCTCGTAGGCACCGGCTGGCCATTGCTCAGCTTTTGCCCTCGCTGCCGGTGGCAGTTCGCTGATGGGGGGCGGTGTCCAATCCTCCGGGATCCGTGACCCCCGATTTCTTTTCGAACCAGCATCTCCCGCCCCCTCGGGGGGGCTAGAGCCGTTAGGCTCTAAGGGGGAATCTGGTTTATATAATGGTTTGGGTGCACGTCGTGCGGGGGTTGGCGCACCAGATGCACCGGTGCATTTCGTGCGGGGGTGCACGTCGTGCGGGGGTTTGGCGTCAGAAAGCGCTTGAGAACCGGTGTCATTTTCTCCAGCAACCGGTGCATTTCGTGCGGGGGTGCATTTCGTGCGGGGGTGGAGCGTGTACATGACGCCGCGCCCGGGGCGTTCGTCGCGAGTGACATGGCCGGCGGTTTCGAGGCTGCGCAGGCAGTTCTGGACGGCGCGCTCGCTCAGCGACGTCTTCTTCATGATGCTGCGCTTGTCGGCGCGCCCCTTGATCGGGATCCAGGTGACGCCGTCATCATTGGCGGAGTCAGCGAGCACTAGCAGCACATAGCGTTCGGTCGTTGAGAGATGGTCCATGTCGGCACCGAGGACGACGTTCATCAGCCGGATGCTCATCAGACGTCCTTGATCGTCCAACCGCCACCCTTGGCCGGGAAAGCGTACTGGAACAGGAAGGGATATTGGTCGGCGGCGACGCGCATCTTCACGCGTGCGTCCTCTTGGACGACGGCAGCGCCGCCTTTGACGTCGATCATGGTCAGCACGCCGCTGGATGGCAGCACGGCATAGTCCACGGTCAGGAAGGTATTGTCCGCAAGGCGGAGCTTTACGCCCTCGAATCGATACCATGATATTTCGCCGGCAAGCAGGAGTGGCCGGAGATACTCGTCTTCGAACCGCTGCTCCGTCTGGTTCTTCTCGCCCACCTTCATGCGCCCGAGCGCGAAGAGCCGATCCTTGCCGTTCTTGGCAGCAGGCTCTTTCTTCGGGGACAATTTCCCCTCGGCGATGAGGCGCGCCTCCAGGCGGGAGCGCATTGTCTTGCGTGTCACGTCGATGCGCCCTCGCGTTGCTCACGGGCGGCCTTGTTCTCGAACAGCACCTGCCCATCGCCGGTCGACACGGTCATCGGCATCACGTTGTCGTCGAGCGTCTTCGCCGCTGCCAGCACGGCCGCGCCTACGCGTTGCTTGAGCGAGCGCCCAGTCTTGGAAGGTGCCACCTCGCCCTCGGGCGCCACGAGCACGTCGCGCTTGCCGACATGGTTTGGCGGCCCCACGACGCCGCGCTTCTCGAGATCCTCGATCAGCTTGGAGGCGCGGTTGTAGCCGATGCGCATCTGGCGCTGGAGCCAGGATGCCGACGCGTTCTGATGATCGACCACGAGATTGAGCGCGGTCACGAACAGTTCGTCAGCGCTGGCGCCGGGCGAGGGGGCAGGCGTGGACGGGTCGGGTCGGCCGTCATGGCCATCGAACATGCTGGGCGCGCTCTCGTCGCGGAAGCTGTCCATGCCGAGCGCCGCCATGTAGGTCTGGAGCACGGCTTCCATCTCGCGCCGATCGTGCGGCTGCATCTTACGCAGGCGGATGATCTGCCGCATCATCTTCGGGTCGTACCGGGTCGCCTTGGCTTCCAGATAGACGTCCTTGATGTCGTCGCCGATGCCCTTCTTCTCTTCCTCGAGCCGCTCGATGCGCTCGATCAGGAGGCGCAGCTGGTCGGCCGCTATGTTGCCTTCGGACATTATGTGCTCCTGCTATCGGACGCGATGCCGCAGCGCGCGAACTTGCTTCGCACTGACGCGGTAGGCGCTGTTGGAGACGCGGCGGGCGATATGCTCGTCGCACGGGAAGATCGGCAGCATCTGGCGCACTGCATCGCGGGTGAAGGGGCAGCGGATCATGCGTCCACTCCCGTTTTCGCCGGCTTGCGCACGATGAGGCCCATCAACGCCTTGAACTCTGTCGAGCATTCCTCGGCGTCGGGCTGCACCTTGCGGAAGGCCTCGGCATGGAAATAGGAGAGCCAGGGTTGCAGCTGCAGCCCCCAGACCGGCTCGTTCGTCTTCTTCAGATGGCCTTCAACCACGGCGGTGACGCGATGGATCGAGCCGTATGTCGGCCCGATGCCGCCGGTCCAGCCGCCATCCATGATGCATGCGGCGAGGTCGCCGACGCGCCAATCCTCGTTGATCGGCGGCAATTGTCCTGTCGGGCGCTTCCTGCGCCTGAAGGGCCAGATCATGCGGCGTCCCTCCCATCTTCTCGATATGCGGCTGTGATCCGCTCCACGGCGGTGCGGAAATGCGTTTCGTTCCACTCGATGCCTGTGAACTGTTTGCCCGCGCGAACAGCGGCAACGCCGGTAGAGCCGGTGCCCATGAACGGGTCGCAAATTGTCCGGCCGCCCACATTCTTCACGATCTTCGACATCACCGCGTCGGGCTTCACCGTGGGGTGGCCGTAGAGTTTCGAGGGCTGCGAGCTGGCGCTGATCCACCGATGCATGTCGTGATGATCGCCGACGGGCGGGAGTTCACGGTTCCACGCGTGAATGTAGGGCTCGGTGTCGGCCAGATAATGCTTGTTCCGATGCGGCGACGGGTTCGGCTTCGCCCAGAAATTGACGACGCAGCGATGGAAGCTGCCGTTGAGATAAGGCAGCAGCTCGGGCAACTGATCGTTATGGCAGAAGGTGACGACGGCGCCGCACATCAGCGGGTTGATGATGCTATGGTCAAAGCCCTGGTCGAGGCCTTCCTCCACGATCTGGTCGCTCGCGCCGCGTGCTGCGCGGAACGCCCCGCCGCCCGAGTTGTCGAACTCATATTGCGGGTCCATCACGAGCACGTCGCACCAGCCGAGCGTGGGCAGCAGCTCGTACGCGTCAGCCAGGTAGAGCGTGGCGTCGCCGATATGGACGGTGGCGCGGGCAATCATGCCGCTGCGCTTCCGTCGTCGGCGCCGAATTCAGCGTGCCGCTTGTCGATGCGCAGCACCGTGAACAGGCCGCCGACGCACAGACCGATGGTGAAGGCGACAGCGCTGCAGGCTATCGCAATGAAGAAGGTGCCCATTTCCACTCTCCTCGGATGGACGAAAATAAAACGAAACGGCTTGGCAGGTGTCAGGCCGAAGTGTTAGTTGGTGCAGCAATCAAGCGGCGGGCCAGTATTCCGCCCTGTTCTGAGGTTCTGCATGCGTATCACTGCGTCACGTCCAATCTTGAAGACCGCCAAGTAGACGCAGGAACCCTCCCGCCTGTGGCTTCATCTATGGCCAAGGCCAAATCCAGGCCGGGCCGCAGGGTGCCGCTGATCAAACGCGAAATTGTAGCTGGCGTCGTGCGGACACGCTCCGCGAACTCTGCCTGCGTTTGATTTTCGGCTTCGAGATAGGATTTGAGCATGACGCTCAATATTACGCATTGCGAAAGTTTGCGCAACACTCGGGTTTCGTATGGCGGCATGGTGCCGCCTAAGCCTGTCGGCGACGATAGGCGAATGGAACGAAAAGGCCTCAAATCGGCGCGGAAGCGCGCAAATCTCACTCAGGAAGCCGTCGCGGAAGCGATGGGGGTTTCTGTTCCACAGGTGTCGCGCTGGGAGAATGGAAAGGACGGCATCCCAAGTCAGAGGCTGCAGGCGCTGGCTGGAGCTTATCGGGCCTCCCTGGAAGAGCTATTGGGCGCTGACGAGGTAGAGCAACTTCCTATCGTCATGGTCGAGCAACTGCCGACTACGGTTGGCGCCGGTGGCGGGGGGCTTGGCGTGGGCGACTATAAGGCGGTGCCGGTTGCGCGAGCGCTTGTAGAGCACGAGCTTCGCGTGGTGCCGGATGATCTGCTGTCCGTCGAGGTCGAGGGCGATAGTATGGTCCCGGAGTTTTTGCCTGGCGACCAGCTGCTCATCAACAAGCGGAAGGTGTCATTGTCGCAGCCAGGGGCGTTCTGCCTGTGGGATGGCGACGGGTACGTCATCAAATATTTGGAGAAGGTGTATGACACCGACCCTCAGCGCATCCGGGTGATGAGCAGGAATGACCGCTACAAGCCGGTCGAGAGACTTGCTGAAGAGGTTCGTATTATGGGCCGGGTCGTATGGGTCGGTCGCCGAGTTGGATAAGGGGCGAGCTATGAGTGACGCTGTTAAAATTGCTCTGATTGCGGCGGGCGCTGCTGTTCTGATCGCTGGGCTAGTTATCTACTTTTCCCCTTATCACAGCTGTGTCCGGGGTGGGTTTCAGGCTCCTTACTGCGTAGGAGGAGCCCCTTCGCGGCGATAAAATTACGCAATGCGAAATTTTTCTCTTGCGCAAAGTTTCGCATTACGTAAATTCCTTCCCGTAACAACCGGGAGGGACGAATGTCGTCGCACACTGCATCTACCGCATTCTGCACCGCGCCTTCGCCCTTTGGGGCGCTGTCGTCGGTGCCGGTCCGCAACGCGACGGACACGGCCGCGCTCGACCGGCTTGATCATCTTTGGCAGCACGTCATATCGTTCGGCGACGTGTCGGATGCGTCGACCTTCTCGTCTTTCAGCACGGCCTATCGCCTGCTCGAGGCGCAGGCGCTGCGCTTCGGCATGCCCGAGGATTGCGACGACGCTGCCGACTGGGCGGAGCAGTTCCTCACGCGCGTCGCCGCGTCCCCCGCATTCACGCCTGGCACGGCTGAGTATCGCGCCCGCCTGATCTCGCGCATCTGGCACAAGCAGCTGTGGCACGAAGTCGTGATGGTCGCGGCTGGCGTGATCTCGATCGGCCTGCTCTTCTTCGCCATCGCCCGGAGCGTCGCGTCGTGGGCGCTGTAAAGACCGCCCTTGCGGACCAGCCGATCGTCCATGGCGGCGGCGCGGTGGCGACGTTGCTCGCTCGCGCGCTTGACCGCGTGATGAGCGTGACGATCGACGCGCAGACCGCATCGGGCGAGGAATTGTCCATCGCCCAGGCCGGTGCCCGTGAGCAGGCGCTTGAGGCCCTGGAAGCATGGAGCGCCAGCCGTGGTTGATCTCGCCGCCCTTCAGGCGCCGTTCGCGCCCAATGAGCATAGCTGGCGTGCGCAGCAGGTGTCCCGCGACGGACGCCGCGCGATGGCGCTGTGCTACATCACCTCGCGCTCGGTGCAGAACCGGCTGGACGACGTGTGCGGTCCGGCTGGGTGGGAGAGCAGTTTTTCCGAGACGGCGGCCGGTCGCGTGATCGCGACGATCGCGATCGACATGGGCACGCGCTGGGTGTCGAAGAGCGACGGCGCGGGCGCGACGGCGATGGAAGGCGAGAAGGGCGGGCTTTCGGGTGCGTTCAAGCGTGCCGCCGTCATGTGGGGCATCGGACGCTACCTCTATGAGCTGCCGGCCGTCTGGGCCGAGTGTGAGAGCTACGAGCGCAACGGCAAGCATGTGTGGAAGTGCTGGACCGGCTCCGGAATTGGCGAACTGGAGCGCGCGCTGCGCAACCTGTTCGACCGCATGAATAACCAGCCGACGGCAGAGCCCGTTCGGGTCGCAGGGCGGCGGGCGCAGGAATTGCTCCCGCCGCCCAATAACTCCGGCATCGGCCTGGCGCCGGCATTCCGCCAGCCGCTCGTGGTGAAGGAACTGATCGACGGCCTGCCCAAGGCAATGCTGGACGGACGGGCTGAGCAGTTCTGGACGAAGCACTGGCGTGACGTGCCCGAAATGTGGCGCCCGTTCGTCATGGCTGAGCGCGATCGCCTCAAGCACGAGGCTGGGCTGTGATCGCCCGGCCGCGCGGCAAGGAGCTCGAGCCGCTCCCACGGAAAGGTCGTGACCATTGGGGTCAGGTCCATGTCGACGCCGATCAGCGCAAGCCGCTGCCGCGCATCATCCCCCAGTCGCAGAGGAAGCGCTGATGTCATCCAATATTCGCTTCGCGCAGCCGGTCATGACGCTGATGCGCTGTGAGACAGTCAAGCCGATGGTGCTGGAGCGCCTGTCGTCGAGCGGGATCGAAGATGACGCGGGCGCTGCTGGCGTCGGCGTCGATGTCGTCGACGGTGAGCCGATGCTGTTCGTGTCGCTGCACACTGGGGAGCGCGAGGCGCTGTTTGCCCGGTTCGACCTGGACGGCGCGCAGGCTTTCGTCGGCCTGCTGATCCGCACGCTTGGTGATTTTGCCCGCAACGGCCGCGGCGCGCCTGCGGAGCGCATGAATTGATGAGCCCCCAAAGCCTCGGACGCCACGCCCCCGGCGTCACCTACCCCCCAATAGCTGGGCCGGCCGTCGAGGCCGGTCGGTCCAGCATCCTCGCAGATAACAGGACGGCGGCATAATGGCGCAGGCATATCCTCTTGCATGGCCGATTGGCATCCCGCGCACCGACGCCGGCCGCCGCGGCGCGTCGCAATTCAAGACGGCGCTCGATCCGGCGCTCAAGAACGTGAGCAATTCGCTCCGTCGGTTCGGCGAGGCTACGGGAAAGACGGTCAGCAACATCGTCATCTCGACGAACTACACGCTGGGCGATCGCAGTCCGTCGGACCCTGGTGTCGCTGTCTGGTTCCTGTGGGATGGCAGCGAGCGCTGCATCGCGGTCGATCGATATCCGAAGATCGAGCACAACTTGCAGGCGATCCACCATGTGCTTGAGGCGCGAGTGGTCGAGGCCCGCCATGGCGGCCTGCAGATCGTGCGTCAGACCTTTACCGGGTTCGTCGCGCTGCCGTCGCCCGAGATGTTCGGCGGCAAGACACCGGGCCAGTTGCTGGGGCTCGATGTGCCTGGGCGGATCTACACCCGCGACGAAATCATCGCCGCGCACCGCGATCTGGCGAAAACGGCGCATCCCGACCGTGCGGGCGATGGCGGCGACATGGCGGTGCTCAACGCCGCACGCGACGCGATGCTGAAAGGATTGCCGGCATGACCTCCGCCATTAACCAACATGTGCTGTCCGGCGTGATCGAGCTGGCCGAAGAGGCGCTGGACACGAAGGTGGGCCTCGGCTCGATCCGGCAGATCGATCGCGATGATCTGTCCGTCCTGATTGCGGCGGCGCGCACTGTTCTCGCCGCCGCTCCGGGGCCTGATCTCGTCGAGCATGTCGCAGGCTTGATCGCCGACGAGGCGGGGGGCGATTTCGGCGCGCCCGGCGCTGAGGAGCGCGATGCGGCTGAGCGCGTCATTTCCTACTTCGCCGCGCGCTGGCACCCGATGGACCAGCCGCCGTGCGTGGATGATGGCCGCGAACTGCGCGTCATCGCATGCTGGAAGAGCAATGACGGGCTGGCACGCGTCGCGTCTGGCGAGATCTACTATCTCAACCGCGTCCATCTCGATTGGGATGACGAAGGTCGGAGGGCTGAGGTCTGCGCCGCCGATGGCACCAGCTCGGGCTGGTTCGAGCGCTACGAGGGCATCGATGGTGCCGTGACGTTTGAGCCCATATCGGATCAGTTCGTCACGCACCTGGCCTGGACTGACATGCCGATCATGCCGGAGGCCAGCCGTGGCTGATCGCACCTCAATCGAATGGACCGACGCGAGTTGGACGCCAGTCAAGGGCTGCTCGCGCGCGTCCCATGGCTGCATCAACTGCTACGCCGAGATCATGGCCGCGCGCTTCTCGCAGCCTGGCATGTGGGGCGAGGGGCTGGCGCAGATCGTCACGACGCCGTCTGGCAAGGATCATCGTTGGACGGGCGTCACCCGCTTCGACGCAAACGAACTCGCCCAGCCGCTGCGGTGGAAGAAGTCGCGTCGCATTTTCGTGTGTTCTACGTCCGACCTCTTTCACGAGAGCGTGCCTGACGAATGGATCGATCAGTGCTTCGCGATCATGGCGATGTGCCCCCAGCACACCTTCCAGGTGCTGACAAAGCGCGCGGAGCGCATGCGTCGTTACCTGTCGGCGCCGGACCAGGCGCGGCGCGTGAGCGATATCGTCAATGCGTGGCCAGCCGCCGCGATCGGGCACGGGAACGAATTCACCGCCGATGTTCGGTTGCTGGCCGCCGATCCGCTGCCCAACGTGTGGCTTGGCGTCTCCGCCGAGGATCAGAAGCACTATGATGAGCGCTGGGCGGTGCTGGCGCAGGTGCCGGCGGCGGTCCGCTGGGTCAGTGCTGAGCCGCTTCTCGGGCACATCGATATCCTTGCGCACGCCGCCTTGCCCGATTGGGTCGTTGCTGGCGGTGAAAGCGGCCTTGGCGCGCGTCCGATGCATCCCGACTGGGCCCGTAGCTTGCGCGATCAGTGCGCGGCGGTCGGGATCGCGTTCCTTTTCAAGCAGTGGGGCGCATGGGCTGCGGAGGGTCAACGCACGGCCGGGCCGGTCCGCCTCAACCTGCATCGCCGTCGATGGTGCACCTTTGAGGATGGCGAGAACCGCTACGCACGCATGGCCGCTGCGATGCACCCCATAGGCAAGAAGAAGGCGGGACGCTTCCTCGACGGCACGCTCCACGATGCAATGCCGGAGGCAGCGCATGTCAGATAATCTCACGCTGCAGCAATTGGGCCAACCAGACCTTGGCGGCCCAAACGTCATCACCGCGCGCTGCGGTAGCAACGCCTGCAGGCACGAGTGGATCGTCGCTCATCTCCCCATGCCGCTCGACAAGGCGGCGATGCTGATGGCGCGCGCAGCTTGCCCTAAATGTGCCCACGATCGCCCGGTGCTGGCCCATGACTGAGCTGTCGATGTGGGTGGTCACCCAGAACCCTTCCGACTTTCCCGGCAAGTTCGTCGCGCGCGAATGGCTGATCGGGGCCGGCTGTCAGGCGGTGACGCTCAATCATCACGTCGCCGACACGCTTGAAGCGGTTCGCGCAATGCTGCCGGCCGGGCTCGTTGTTCTGCCGCGCGACCCGAGCGACGATGCTGTGATTGTGGAGAGCTGGATATGAAGGGCGCCGACCAATGCCCGCGCTGCGCCTCGCGCCGGACTGCCGACATCGACGCGCCAAGCCCGGATGGGTTTTACGCGCGCGTCATCCGTGGCTGTTACAACTGCCAGACCATCTGGGAGCCCTACGACCCAGCCGACACGATCGACCCGAGCGAGCGCTACGCCTCTTTCATCGAGCCCTGCAACAACTGCGCGTTTCGGCCCGGCTCGCCTGAGCAGGCCGACACAGAAGAGTGGAAGGCGACGATGGCGTCGCTCAAGGCTGGCGGTCAGTTCTATTGCCACAAGGGCGTGCCGATCGACCCGCAGAACGACAACGGGTTCGCTTACCCGGCTGACGGCAAGGACAAGGCGAAGATGCGGCTGTGCCGGGGCTTCCTGAACATGTGGGGCGCGAACATCCTCAAGCAAATGAATGCGGAGACGTCGCATGTCTGACCTGTTCGACCAGGCGGTGACCTTTGTCCGGTCGCCCAAATACATCGAGATTACGCCACGTCAGCTCGCCATCATGGGCGTGGCGATGAGCGAGCGCTATCCGATGCGCGTGCGGGACATGGCGATGTCGCTCAACGTCTCCAAACCCGTAGTGTCGCGCGCGGTGGCTGCGCTGGAGGGGCACGGCTTCGTCGAGCGACGCCGCGGAGAGGACGGGCGGGATCGGTTCATCGTCGTCACGGACGCGGGTGTGGCCTTCCGCCGCTCGATCGGTGGGCTGGCGTGATCCCCGACCGCGCCATAAGCGTCCGCGCGCCTTGGTGGACGGCTATCCTGCATCTGGGCAAGGATATCGAGAACCGGCCGCGCCACTGGCATTACCGGGGCCGCGTCTGGCTGCATGCCAGCTCCTGGTGGAGCACCAAGGAGGTGCAGGAAACCTGGTGGGACGAGGTTCGTCATTGCTACATGGCATCGCCGGCATGGAACCGGCCTCGCCCGGACGTCGGCAGCTGGACCGCGATGAAGGAAGGCTGCGGCGCGATCGTCGGCAGCGTCGAGCTTCTGGGTTCGGTCGAGCAGAGCAGCAGCCCGTGGTTCTTCGGCCCGGTTGGCATCAAGCTTGCCCAGCCGGTGGCGCTGAAGACGCCGGTGCCGTGCAAGGGCGCGCTCGGCCTGTTCCGGCTACCGGCCGATGTCATGGAGTTGCTGGCTCATGCAAAATGACCTCGCATACCAGGTCGCCGCGATCCTCGATCCGAAAGCATGGGACGGCCAAGAGCGTCCCAGCGAGCGCCTGCGCGTGCAAATCCGGCATCGTCAGACGTCGTCGCTAAAGCGCGCACGGGCTGTGCTCGCTGTCGTCGCCTCGCATCTGACGATCGGGGAGGAAACGCGGGATGCGTGACGGTGTGCAAGTGCGCCGCGACTGGATCGACGTGCGCCACGAGTATCTGCAGGCTGACGGCCGCTGGATGGCGGGCAAGTGCGCGATCGACGGTTGGTGCCGTGATTGCAACGCCGACGGCGAGGTGCCGCCAGCCGAATTCATCGCTGTGGCCTTTCGCGCTGGCCAGCATGAGTTGCGGGCGGCTCGCACGATCGTTGCGGCGCATCTGCACATTCCGTTCAACGACGCCACTGATGACCGGCCGCTGGTGGCGACACCATTCCGGCGGTTGTGGATCGCCTATCATCTCCAGATCATCCGTGGCGAGGAGGTCGACGACGAGGCTGCACTATCAGCCAAGACGATCGGCGACATGATCGCGCTCGTCCTGGAGCCAGCGGAGGAGCCTTCATCATGAGCGCCGCTCTGCCCGAACTCGCCGAGCGGATGCAGCGCGCCATTGTGAATGGACGCGGCATCCGCTTCGAAGCCGGCGATCTCGATCTGCTGGTCGCGATCGGCGTCAATGACCTCGTCCAGACCGAAAACGCCAAATTGCTGAGAGAACAATGCCTGACCCGCACCATGAAGAGCCGCTCTATTCCAGGGGGACAACCAAGCTCGGAGGGCCAAAATACTGGCTCGGGCGGGACCGGCGGTCGGACGGATCGCTTCGCTCCCCCAACCTCTACATCTTCTGGTACGACGCCGATAAGGGACACGTCCGGTCTCGCTCGACGCGCACAACGGATGTCGGGCAGGCAGAAGAAAGGCTCGACGCCCTCTTCCTCGAACGGGAGCGAGGGCAGCGCATCTGCGACCAGTGCGGACAGTTGATCGTGGGCGCGCCGCCGCATCCGCTGGTCGACGCCATGTCCAACTATCTGATCTCGGTGCGCAAGAAGCCGTCGCTGACGTCCATCAAGGCGCGGCTGGCGCATGTGTCGAACTATCTTATCGAGACTGAGCGGCTGGGTACCACCTGCGACCAGGTCAACGAGGAGTGGATCGACGATTTCCGGGACTGGGCTTTCGAGGTGCCTGTGGTGTCGACGGCCGGCAAGGTGCTGGGCGATCGCAGCGCCGGCACCGTGGAAGGGTCGGTGCGCGCGCTGAGCGCCGCGATCAACCACGCCAACGGCCGGGGCGATACGCCCTATGCCGCAGCCTTCCAGGCGAAGAAGCCGGACGAGGTCAGCGAGACGCCGGCATATCGCGCCGACATCGCCAAGCTGGCCGAGATGTTCAACTATTGCCTCCGGCCACCGCGCGCCGCCGGCATGAGCGACAAGGCCTATGATCGGCAACTGGCTTACCGAGAGGCGCTGCTCCGCTTCCTGCGCGTGAGCGTCGCGACCTGGTGCAGGCCCGACGCCGCCTATGACGTGTCGACCGATCCAGAGCGCCGGCAGTGGTACCCGGATATCCGCGCCCTCGCGCTCAACCCGCGCGGCCGGCCGCAGACGAAGAAATATCGTCCGGTCGTGCCGGTCGCCCATCAGCTGGTCGAGCACCTGAAGGCGGCGCCTGTCGGCTTCTATGTCGGACCCCAGTCGATTCGCACGGCGTTCGAGGGGATGCAGGACGAGCTGCGCCTGCCGCGCGATGGCGAGACGGGGCAGAAGCTGATTCGCCGGTCGATCGCGAAGCTCGCGCGGAGCCGCCTTGGCGAGGCGCTATGGGTGGAAGGGCAGATGATGCTCGGCCATCGCGTCCACTCGAAAACGTCCGACATCTATGCGGCGTTCGAGGCGGGTTACCTCACCAATGCCCTAGCCGTGACAGAGCAGATTATTGACGAGATTGAGGTGAAGGCTCCCGGCGCCTTTCGCCGGAGCATCACCGGACTTAAAATCATCCATGGAGGACGAAATGCTTAATAAATGTGGTCGGGGAAAGAGGATTCGAACCTCCGGCCCCTGCCTCCCGAAGACAGTGCTCTACCAGGCTGAGCTATTCCCCGACCGGTGCCGAAGCCGCTTTTGGGGCGGCCCCGTAAGGCAGGAGTGCGCCTATAGAGAGGGGTTTGAGGGCTGGCAAGCCACCTGATGCGCTTTTTTGAAAATTCTACAAAAGACCCGCATCGCGGAAGCTGAAACAGCCGGTTGGCGTGTCGATCCGATGGTCGGCCAGGTGGATGTCGAGCGCTCGCAGCCGGCGGTGCAGGCTACGGGTCAGGGCGATATCGACCGGCTGCGGCGCCGCAGTGTGCCGCCGCTGGTGCAGGATGACCCGTCGCGCATCGCTGGCCAGCAGATGCGCGACCAGGCAGGGCCAGTTGCCATCGGGGTGCAGCCGGTCGCGCGGCTGGCCGTCCTCGTCGAGAATCACCAATGTCAGCATCGCACCCCCTGGGCACGCAGCCTGTCAGCAATGAGCGGGGAGTGGAGACGCGGAATGATCCGTAGTGGCGGAACGGGGCAGGCCGGGCCGGCAGTCGCATCCGTTATGGCGCGACCTTTGGTCGGGACAGCGGGGCAGGGGGGATGCTACATGGACGTGACGCCCAGATTCATTCCCATCCCAGGATCATCGACCTTGCACGCCATGTCGCCGCAGCCGCCCCATTATGAAGAGCAATATCTCGACCTGATGCGCCATATCTGGCGCCATGGCGACGAGCGGATCGACCGCACCGGCGTTGGCACCCGCTCGATCCTGGGCGCGACCCTGCGATTCTCGCTGGCGGACGATGCGGTGCCGCTGCTCACCACCAAGCGGGTCTACTGGAAGGTCGCGGCGCGGGAAATGCTGTGGTTTCTGACCGGCGACACCAATATCCGCGAACTGGTGAAGCAGAATGTCCATATCTGGACCGACTGGCCGCTCGACAGCTATCGCAAGGCGACCGGCGAGGATATCGACCGCGACGCGTTCGAGGCGCGAATCATCGAGGATGAAGCCTTTGCCCGGCAATGGGGTGATCTCGGTCCGGTCTATGGCGCCCAATGGGTGAACTGGCCGCGCTACGAGCCGGCCGGCGACGGCCTGTTCCGCCGGGCAGCACAGGGCCACAACCAGATCGCCGCGCTGGTCGATGCGATTCGCACCAACCCCGGTTCGCGCCGCCTGCTCTTCACCGGCTGGAATGTCGCGGAAGTCGCGCAGATGGCCTTGCCGCCCTGCCATATGACCTATCAGTTCCAGGTGTCGGACGGCCGCCTCAACGGCCTGCTCTTCCAGCGCAGTTGCGACCTGGGATTGGGCTTTGCCTTCAACATCTTCGGCCTGTCGATGATCACCCGGATGCTGGCCCAGCAATGCGATCTGGAACCGGGCGAGGTGGTCTGGCAGGGCGGCGACGTCCATCTCTACCTCAACCATGCCGATCTGGTGGAGGAGCAGATCAGCCGCACCCCGGCTGGCGTGCCGAAGCTGCGGATCAATCGCCGGCCTTCGAGCATTTTCGACTATGGCATCGAGGATTTCGAGGTGCAGGATTATGCGCCGCAGGCCCATATTTCCGCGCCTGTCGCTGTTTAAGGTGACAGCGAAGGCGACAGGCGAAAAGGAATTGGGTCAGTAAGGCTTGCCTTGCGCGGCGTTGAAATATAATAATTGCAACAAGCAATATTATTGCAACGCACAATAGGAGGCAGGATGACCGATTCGATCGAATCCGGCGCTGTGACGGACGGGCAGGGGCGCAACCTGCCGCTGCTGCAGCTGCATGTGCCCGAGCCGCCCGCGCGGCCCGGTGAAAGCGCGGACTTCACCCATTTCGACATTCCCGCGGCCGACGCGGCGCCGCGCCCGGACGAGGCGACCCACCCGTCGCAGATGCGCGACTTCGCCTATGGGCTGGTCCGCGTACTGGATGAGGATGGCCATGCGGTCGGCGCCTGGGATCCCAAGCTGCCGGCGGACACGCTGCTCAAAATGCTGCGCTACATGGCGCTGACCCGCGCCTTTGACGGCCGCATGTTCCGCGCCCAGCGCCAGGGCAAGACCAGCTTCTACATGAAGTCGACCGGCGAGGAGGCGGTGTCGATCGGCGCCGCGCTTGCCCTGTCGCGCGACGACATGTGCTTCCCCTCCTATCGCCAGCAGGGCATATTGATCGCGCGCGACTGGTCCATCGTCGACATGATGAACCAGATCTATTCGAACAAGGGCGACCGGATGAAGGGGCGCCAGCTGCCGATCATGTATTCGGCGCGCGAGGCCGGCTTCTTCTCCATTTCCGGCAATCTCACCACCCAATATCCACAGGCCGTGGGCTGGGCGATGGCGAGCGCGGCCAAGGGCGACACCCGCATCGCCGCCACCTGGTGCGGCGAGGGCTCGACCGCGGAGGGCGACTTCCATTCGGCCTGCACCTTCGCCAGCGTCTATCGCGCCCCGGTCATCATGAATGTGGTGAACAACCAGTGGGCGATCAGCAGCTTTTCCGGCTTTGCCGGGGCAGAGGCGACCACCTTCGCCGCGCGCGCGATCGGCTATGGCATTGCCGGGCTGCGCGTCGATGGCAATGACGTGCTGGCCGTCTATGCCGCCACCCGCTGGGCCGCGGATCGCGCCCGCGCCAATGGCGGCCCGACCCTGATCGAACATTTCACCTATCGCGTCGAAGGACACAGCACGTCCGACGATCCGACCGCCTATCGCTCGGCCGAGGAAAGCAGCAAATGGCCGCTCGGCGATCCGATCGCGCGGCTGAAACAGCATTGCATCACGCTGGGCATCTGGGACGAGGAACGCCACGCCGCGATGGACCAGGAACTGGCCGAGATGGTCCGCGACGCCGCGCGCGAGGCCGAAAAGAACGGCATATTGGGCCATGGCCTCCACCATCCGATGGAAAGCATGTTCCAGGACGTGTTCGAGGACATGCCCTGGCACCTGAAAGAACAGCAGCAGCAGATGCTGGACGAATGGAAGGCGGCAGGGCTGTGA